GGCCCACGCGCGGACCTGGTCGGCGGCAACGGGGCCGCCCGCCGGGTCGATCCGACGCATGGCGGCGACCAGCGCGGCGACCGGTGAGGACGCCTCGGTGGCTTGGACTACGGCGTCTGGTGCGGTGGAGAAGTTGGTTGGGGTCATGCAACATCTCCGAATGAAAGTCCGGGCTGCGCTACACGGATGCGCGCCTCAGCAATCGCTGCATAGGTGGGGTCTTCGTCGATGCCGACGAACTGGAAGCCTTCGAGCACTGCTGCCTTGCCGGTGCTACCGCTACCCATGAATGGGTCCAGCACGAGGCCACCGGCAGGTGTAACCAGGCGGCACAGGTAGCGCATGAGGTTCGTCGGCTTCACGGTGGGGTGGTGATTGCCGTTTCGCGCTGGCCAGTTGGCAGTCTCGCGATTGCGCATCGTCGCGCCCGCGGCGACAGCGGGCGCCGAGCCGGAATCCAGGCCGTCGTTGCGGTCTTCGCGCGTGGCCTTGGCACAGTAGAAGAATCGGGCAGCGCTACCGGCATCGGCCCGAGCGATTGCATCGCGCGCGGCTCCCATGTCGCCATAGATTCCGAGCGACACTCGATCGCGGGAATGGCCTCGAAGGTTACCCTGCTGGCCAGGCGCCGCTGGGAACGCCGCGAGTACTTCCTCGCTTCCATCGTGGATCAAGTTGGCCGGCCAGCGGCCCAGGGCCTCTGCCTTGGCGACGCTGGCATTGCAGCGCTGGGCATGTGCTTCCTTGGCCTGTTCGTCCTGCATCCATGGCCGGTGCCAGCCACCGGGGCCGGTCTTCGGCGTGGCCGACTGATCGCCTCCACCGAGCTTGTCCATCGTCTCGATCCGGCAAGCGTCGATGTTCAAGCCACCAGTGCCGTGCTGATGCCAGTTGGCTGCCACCGTGCCGGCAAGCGGCTTGCGGGCGACATTGATCGGCTCCAGCGCGGGCTTCAGGGCGGTTCCGCCCCAAGGACCGTTGTGGGACTTCGGGAATCCGCTACCATAGACCCACGCGATCATGTCGCGGATCTCGAAGCCTGCATCCTCAATGCGCACGGCCATGCGGTGCTGCGTGCGGGTGCCGGCGAACGCCAGCATGTGGCCGCCAGGCTTCAACACGCGCAGGCATTCGGCCCATATCTCGGTGCTGGGCACGTCGTAATCCCAGCGCTTGCCCATGAAGGATAGTCCATAGGGTGGGTCGGTTACGATGGCGTCGACAGAGTCGGCGGCCATGCCACGCAGCACTAGCAGGCAATCTCCAACGTAAATCATTCTGACTTCCACCGTTGGGGATTGCGTGTGGCAAGATCGGCTTCAATAGTTAGCAGGGACGCACTATGTACTTGGCAAATTTGATTGTTCCGTGTTTCTCGCTTGAGGAGAGTTGTCGCGCGGATTGGGCTGCCATCTCTGCAATCGGAGGTTGGCTTGGGGCTGCTGGCGCATTCGTTGCTGCTTTTGTTGCCCTCTACTTGGCGGCAGGCGAGCGCAGAAAGCGAGAAGCGCAGCAAACTGCGGCTGGTAAATTCGCAATGCTTGGCTTGTGGCCGCGTCTGCACAGAGCACAGAGTGATCTGACCGGAATCGCTTACGCGATCGCCAAAGATGAAGATGCACCGGATTCCAGAGCTCGAGCCGAACTTCTGGCGTTGATCGATTCCTTGGAAGCGGAGTTGAAAGCCATCAGCGCTCTCGGGGTAGCTTTGGACGCCGGCCCAGCTGAGCGGCTTGCCGCTGCGGCTTCGATTGCTGGATATGTGGCCAGACAATCTAGGCGTATAGCTGCGCCTGAGAGCTCCACAGCGCTCCAATTGCTGTGGTACTCGCCCCCCGTCAGACTGGAATGGGCTGAGGATGCAAAAACTGCAGCTGGCCAGCTTCTGAGATTTGCATCTGAGGCCGAGAAGGTTGTCAATGCGATAAGTGGTCGAGCTAGTCCGGCTTACGCCGGCTCGGAATGACTTTGTGCTGAGTAGCACGCGGGGATGACTCTTCTGCGAAAGATTAGGAGTTCGACAAGCGCAGGCTCTGATGCTGTTGTTTGGCATGTTTCCGACTTTCGCGCTCATGCTCTCGACTCCGTGCGGATTCGCTGTCCGAGAGCGGCGCTGAATTCCCACCGTTCGGCTTCGCTGGTGTAGTAGGCGGAGCGCTCCATGCGCTCGCGTTCAGTGAACTGCGTGTCGTGTAGTGCGTGGTCGGCGGCTTCGCGGTTGGCCTTGGCCAGCCGAGCCGGGTCGTGGTCGAAGATGTCGAGCTGATTGCGCAGCTTCATCACGCCTCCAGATGTCAGGCCATGGCGCGGCCGTGGACCTGCCAGAACAGATCCTTCAGTTCCTGCGGCATTCCTGGGAGGAAACGGCACGCGAGGTAGGCGCGCTCAACGACCAAGTCGGCATTGGTGACATCGGCAGGGGCATTGGGAAGGGCGCTGAGGCCTCTCGCCTTGCACTCCTTCAAGATGTCTTCGTCGTTGAACTCTTCCAGGTCGACGTCGACGTCGACGTCGACAGTGATGTAGGCCATGTCCGCCTCCTTACGCGGCCTTCGCCGCCTCTTCGACCTTGTGATAGGGGTACTTCGCCGGGAACGGTTTGATGTACTGACCGAAGTGCTTGCCCAGAGACTCCGAATCGCGGAATGCTTCGAACTCGGCGGCATCGAAATTGGAGTAGTGGTACAAGCTGCCCGGTCCGATCGCGCCGCCGCGTCGGCTGGTGAAACGGATAGCCAGGGTCTTGGTCTCAGAGTCGTGCCCGACGCTGTGGATCTGGGAGGACTCGACGTCCTGCATGTCGATGCGGATTGCCATGGTGATCTCCTTGGGGAATAGGGCGCCGGTCTTTCCCGGCTGTCAGCGGCGTTGCATCCGCACCACTCGTTCACCCATGAGCTTTCGCTGGGGCCTGCGTAACGGCGTCGGCGTTCCGGGCATGCTGTGAGGGCATGCCAGCACTGAGGGTTCTCTCCGCGTTTGATTCCGCTGCAGGAGCCCACAACCCGCCCAGAATTCGGTCACGCAGCGAGCGGGTAGGTTTCGCCGTTCGCCGCAGCGCGGAGGACGCGGATCATCTGTTCGCACATGGCTGGCACCTGGTCAGCGGCGTAGAGCTTCGCGCCGCGCTCGGTGCTGACCGGGTCGAAGCCGAGCTGGCGCAGGCCGTCGGCGCTGATGGACAGCGGACCGATGAGGGCGTTGATTTCGCCGAGCTTGATCTTCTGCCCCTCAGGCGCCCACGGCGCGGCGTCGCCCACGAGGTCGGCGACTGCCTGCACGTAGGGTTTCTCGGGCCGCGCTACCGAGGCCGGCTGCTGGATGGCCTGCGGCACAGGCTCGGGCTCGGGGCTGGTCGCGGCTTCGGCTGCTGCGGCCTCCCGGACAAGCTGCGCTTCCTTCTCCTGCTGCAGCCGCGCCGCGCGGGCCTCTTCCTCCTTCCGGATACGTGCACGCTCGGCTTCCAGCCGATCCTGCTCGGTCTGCTGGTGGGCGGCAATGCGGGCCGCGACCAGGTTGCGCAGATCCTCCGGGGCCTTCGCGGCGCACAGCTGCACGCGGTCTTGGAACAGGAAGGCATGCTCACCGTACCCTTCCAGAATCGCGACGTTCGCGCGGATCCGGTCTGCGCACTGGCTGGCGGCGATCTTCATGTTCGCCGCCACCGCGCCGACCTCATCCTCCATCGCACTGAAGGACCGTTTGCCCTTGATGGCTGCGCCCAGTTCGTTGGCGACCGCCTGCGCCGGGAAGGCGATGGCATGCTGGCCAAGCGTGGCATTGATCTGGTCGTAGTGGGCCTGGACGCTACTGCGTCCGGCCTGCACAATCTCGATGCGACGCTCGTCCTTCCGTTTGGCGACCAGCTTCTCCAGCTCCAGGCGCACGCGGCGGGTTTCTGCCTTCACATCGTCCACGGTCCGGAACACCGCTTCGATATCGGCGGTCTGGCTCAGGGCATGCTCTTTGGCGGCATCGAGCTTTTCCTCGGCCGATTTCGCCCACTTCACCGTCTGCTCTGCATCGGCGAAGTCTGCATCGGTCTCCAGATTGCGGTTGATCCCCGAAAGCACTTTCATGGCATGGGCGCGGAACTCGGCCAGGTTGCTGGCCTTGACCATGCCGCTCAGCTCGATGCGCAGGGCAGGGAGCTGGTCAGGAGCCTTGCCCACCACCGGGTCGGCTACCGGCACGACTTGGTGCGCGCACACGTCCGCTTCGAACTGGGCCCAGCCGGCGACGATCCGGGCTCGCAGCTCCGGGTTCGGGAAGTACCAGCAGTGCAGTTCTTCGACCAGATTCTCGTTGTCATCCCACTTCGACGCCATGAAGAGCGCGCGCTCGGCGCCGCTGACGGCAAGCTGCTGCTCCATCTGGATCTGGTACTGCAGGGGAAGGTGATCGCGGACGGCATCCTCTTCAGGTCGACCGTTTGCCACCTCATCAGCGATCGTGGTCAGGGCCGAACGCAGGGCCGCGTTGAGGGTCTTGTGCTCAAACGCAATGTCCTCGAGCAGCGTCAGGCCGTCGAAGCTTGCCGAAAGGGTTCCTTTCTTACCGACACAGGGGTACAGGTCCTGGCCGATGAGGTCCTCTGCCAGCGGCCGGGCCAGCGCTTCGAACCGATGCCCGTCATCGAAGATCTTCTGCAGGAACCAGCTGATCTCCTGCGCGACACCGGTGGCGCGGACCTTCAACAGCTCTGCGCGGCTGATGGTCGGGAACTCGCCCAGCATCACCGGCGCCTCACTGGCGTTGAGGTGCTCTGCACGATGGGCATGCCATTCCGGCGTGCCCTGGATATGGGAAACGATGATCACTGGGTTACCTCGGTGGCGGCGGCCGATTCAGCGGCGCGGATCTTGTTCTTCTGCTCTTCGGTGAGCGCGCCCTTGGTCTCGACCATGGCGATGATTCGGTCGGGACTGGACTTGCCCGCCTTGATGGCATCGATCCAGCCCGGAAGATTCCGGTCGAACTGCTCGGCCGGATAGGCACCGGGGCCGCTCTCGCCCTGCGCCACGTGGGAGACGACGCGCACATCGGCGGCGTGGTCATCCACTTCGTCGGGGGTATACACACCCAGCAAAGCTTCCGGAGCATAGCGGCGCGCCCACTGGCGGGTGCCGCGGTAGACCAGCATGTCCTCGGGGATCTTGTCCCAAGCGTTGTCGGCAGGATTGCCGTCCTTATTCTTGGTGTAGGTGCGCCAATCCTTTACGGTGCCGCGAACCGACTGGGCACCTCGGCCGCCACGCGGCGTGCCCGTGACCGTGATGCTCGCGCCCTGGCCGCTGCCTTGGATGTCGTACTCCAGGCGGCCTTCAACAGCGCCCATCGCGTACAGCGCCGCAGCCACCAGCTTGCCCTCGTAGCAGAGCTTGCCGTGGACCACCGATGTGCACTGAGCGACGCTGACCGCGTCCATGCCCCAACGCTGCGCTTGCATCACGATCAGTAGACAGTCGCCGGGCTTCCCGCGCAGGTGATCCGGGACCAGGTTGGCCTTGGCCATGATCTCCGACAACTGGATCGCTTCATGGATTGACGTCGGCACCAGCGCATTGGCGCGGACTTCGCCGGTCATGGCCGGCTGCTGGGTTGCGAGTGCGGAACTCATCGAATGTCGTCCTTGGGGAGGTTGATGCGAGTCAGGGGCGCGGAGTGGCGGAGCGCGCGGCGGTGAGTGAGCCCGTCGACGAACGGGCGCCAGGCCTGCCGGGTTTCGACCACTGCGCGGTAGGAGAAGAAGAGGGCGCCGGTTCCACCGAGCAGAACGAACGTGTCCGAGTCACGCGGGTTGGCGAACAGCGTCAGCCCAAGGCAGAAGCTGGCCAGCAAGATGCACAGGGCTGCGGGCACCAGCAGCACAACCGGATGGCGGTTCATGCGTCCACCAGTTCGAAGTGGCCCGAGGTCCGCACCCACTTGTGTACGGTCTCGAACGGGTCGTAGCCGTGGCCGGTTCGATAGTTGTAGTTGGTGACCGTGTCCTCCATCAGCGCCCACCAAGCGCCATCGCCTTTGTCGGCAGCGGCGACGTGCATGTCGTTGAGCTCTTCCATCAGCTCCGGGTGGAGCGGACGGGACTTGCGGCGGCTCACGGCGCCACCGCCTTGGCCAGGTCCTGCACCAGCAGGACACCGATCACGCCGAGGCCGGTCATGCAGGTGGCCATGCCCAAGTAGATGCCCAAGCCCTTCAGGGCCTCCAGGTGCGGCCGGAATGCCGTGCGCTTCATGCTTCATCTCCATAGGTCATCGCCATGCGCTTGCGGCGGCAGCGTTCGCTGATCTCGTTGTGCTTCGGGCGGGAAAATCCCGAAGCGATAAACTCGCGTTCGACAGACTGAACGTCCAAGCCGGCACGGCGGGCGACCATCCGGACGCTCTCCAGCAGGTACTTCTCGCTGCGGGTCTGGATGGGGAAGAGGGCGACGGTGTTCATGCCGCACCGCCTTGGGTGCCCGCTGCTCCCGTCTCGCGGAAGCGCCGGGGGAACCAGTCGCAGTAGGTGTCAGTGGGGGTGTGCCCGAACATTCCGCAACACCGGCGCACGTGGACGCAGTCTCCACACGTCTTTCCCGTGGGCAGCGCCATGCAGGTGCTGTCGCTGCACGCCTTGTCGGCGCAGCAGCCGTGTTTGTTGGTCATCGCGCTCATGCCGCACGCTCCGCATCGACTGTCAGGGCGAACGGGTTGGGCAGGGCGCGGCATGTATCGATCAGCGCTTGGCGGCGCTTGCGGGATACGGCGGCGCTGTCCAGTGCGCGCGGGAAGCCGTGACCGCCTCGCTCCTCGATCTCGTCCGGGAAGCCGATCAGGATCAGCTCGTGCCGACGCGCGGCCTCCCAGGCCATCTCATCTGTCGCACCGGCCAGCAGGGCGGCCCGGTATGCGATTTCCACGCCCGGCATGCGCAGGCCGGTGTTGAGCAAGTTGGCCATCAGCACCGAACGATTACGGCGCTGGCGACGGACCTCGGCTTCGGGGTGCAGTTCCGTGACGACGGCCATGGTCAGCACTCCAAGCCGCACAGCTGGCGGCTAACTGCGATGGCGGCGGCCGTTGCCAGCACGGCCAGCGCGTAGCCGGCACCGATCCAGATCCACAGGGGGCGACGCTTGGTTCCCATCTCGGGGTCTCCGTACCCAGCGGGGTGCTGGGCGACGGAGCGAGGATCACATTGCGTGATGTTGGTTGTCAACACGTATTGTGATTATTTTGCATGAGGCATCAAAAAAGCCCCGATGGACGGGGCTTTGTGAACTGCTGCTATGTCAAGGGCTTAGGTCGCGCTGAGTTCAATTTCTGCTTTTGCGCGCTTCCAAGCTTCATTCGAATCGTCTGTTCCTTCAGGTTCGCCGGGCGAAATTGTTTCAATATTCACCAGCCACGATGTCATAAGGTTGCTTGCTAGAGCGAGGTCTGCGGCTGCACGCTTCCCCTTCTTGAAAGCGGCATAGGCCGCTTTCCCTTTCGGCACAGCCTCTGAAATGCATGTGGCCACCTCGGCATCTCGTTGCTTGCTGACAACAATGCCTTGATCGACGGCTTCGCTGTCCAGTCTTGCCTGGCGCTCCATCGAATCGAGCATGTACTGGCGAGTGTTCTGGCGACCGTGACCTATGCCGTACAGCTCAACGTCGTTACGCAGCTGTTGCATCGCCAGCTGCGCGTCTAAACGGCGCTTCTGAGCGTCTAGCAACTCACTGCGATGATGACTGGATGCCAGCGAGCTACATGCCAGCCTTACATCGGTGACGGCAGAAGCTAGCGACGTCAAGTTGCCGGGACTCTGGGCCAGTGCCGGGGCCGATACTACTGCTGCTAGAAGTATCCATTTGCGCATGATCTCTCCTTACTTCTGGTCGCTCAAGTTCGAGTGCCTCACCCAAACCGTGAGTGGAGCAGTCCCGCGTCCTCGAAACTGATCCCTTCCCGCATGCAATCCTGGGCACGTTCAAGATCGCGATGCAGCTCTGTTAACGCGTCGTCGCTCAGCTGCTCGATGCCTGCCAGGCCGAACGTTGCCTGGTCAATGATGATCTGCATGGAGAACCCCCAGCGGCGGCGCAGGTATCGAATCATCTTGCAGTGCGATTCGCGCATGAGGTCGTCCATGCCCGGCGGGGGCTGCGGGCGTACCAGTTGCAGCACGGGCCTTGCTGGCGCATTCGATTCAAGCTCAGCCGTGCGAGCTGCCAACCGCTTTGCCAATTCTCCGAATCGATCGTTGCTCAACACTTCCCCCTCTCATCCTGTCGGCCAGCACCTTGGTCAGGTCAAGTACGTTGTCAGCAGGGGCATCCCCGCCGAACTCTCGTACCACTTCATGAGCGATCTCCAGCAGCACCGGATCCTCAAGCATCGCGACGGGCTTGCCCATCAATTCGAGGTAGGTCCGGAGTACGGTGACCGCGGCCGAGATCCTTACAAAGTCCAGTCGCTGATCCTGAGACGTAGAAATTGATTCTCCGAACAGTTCGGCCACAGGTACGCCGAGAGCAGTAGCGATCAGTGGGACCTCGGAAACCTTGGGCTCACGCGCGCTAGCTGCAGACGATTCGTAATTGGCAATTCGGCTCTGGCCGGACCAGCCGCAGGCGAGCGCAAGCTGCTCTTGGGTCAGGCCGCGAGCCAGGCGAAGGCGTTTGAGGTTGTCGGAGAAGGCCATACGGCCATTCTTCACGGGGCGTGATACCCGTCTAACACGATATGTGTTGATTGCAGGATCACGATATGTGATAGTCGCATCCATGAGCACTCTATCCCAAGCAGTCGAAGCAGCGGGCGGCGTCGGAAAGTTGGCCGCGTCCATTGGCGTGGCGCAGAACGTCGTCAGCAATTGGCGGAAGCGGGGGAAGGTTCCGGCGGAACACGTCTTGGCCATCGAGGCCGCAACGGGTGTATCCCGGCATCTCCTGCGTCCCGACGTGTTCGGCCCTGAACCGGCGAACGACGACCAGCAGGGGGTGGCAGATGCTGCGTGAGATGGCCGGCATCCCTCCTGTTTCGCTCGAGTTTTTGGGCGGGGCAGGGGAAGCCCTAGTGATTGCCATCCCCGTCGCTAGTCGACTGGTCCGTGAGACTGAATTCTGGGTCAAGGTTGCAAGTTCCAGCACGATCTCCTCAATCGGATGGATGCGCTTTGAGCGGCGACTGATCGTGGGGTCTAAAGCACTGTTTGAAGCCACTGAACTGCGTTCGGCAGATTCCGAAGCGCCTGCTCCAGAGCGTGTTCTGCAACTTTGGCAACACCTTGAGCAGGGAGGGATTTGAGTTGATCGATCAACTTCTCCTTGGCTGTCTCGTCTGCGTCTGCCTCCCGAACTCGGGCGATCAACAGCTCCCTCACTGTGTCCTCGTGCAGGCGCACCGTCAGGACGTTGACCTCGCTGCCAATGGTGTCTTCCGAATTGATGAAGTCACTCCCTTTCGGAGTGATGTTTGCCCAAGCGAAGTGAATCTCACCATCGAATTCTCGCGTGGCAGCTGTGACAAGGCCGCTTCCCGCGAGATAGGCGACTTCCCGAGCGACTGCGGCGGATTCGCCGATGTCGGCCATCTCACGCGCGAACAGCTTTCGACCGGATTCCTCCAAGCGGGCCAGGATTGCCTTCTGCAGTTCCTTCCTCTGACTCATATGTCGCCCTCCTTGCGGGCTGTGCGTGTGGTAACCGCAGCCTACCGCAAGGAGGGCGGCACCCTCACCGTCACGCGTCGCCATCGACGCCGCCCCACATCCAGAGAACCTGGCCACCGCCTTCAGGCACCGGCCCGAGGTCGGGGAGGGTGAGCGGGAAGGCCTTCGGCTGACCTTCCACCCGCCGCAACACGAACGGTCTTCCCCACATCCGGACCAGCGTCACCACGCCATCCCTGGCGTTCTTTTTCGAGCAGTTGATGTGCATGGCGCAGATGGTGCGCCGGCCAACCAGCCCACTCCACGTTCACGAAGCGACCCAATGAACATCACCGACGCTGCGCACAAGACCGTAAAAGACTCGCCCGGCGGCGCCGAGGCGCTGGCAACGCGACTGATCACCACCAACGACAAGGGCGAAGAGAAGCCCATGTCGGGCGCAGTTCTGCGGAACAAGGTCAACCCGAACAACACCACTCACAAGCTGGGTTGGGAAGAAGCAAGCGAGATCATGGGCCTCACGGGCGACCACCGGATGCTCGTTGCCCTGGCCGCAGAGCACGGGTACGGACTGCATCGCCTGGAACTGCCGGAAGACGGCGGCTGCCTCATGAGCACGATCCTCGCGACTGCTGCAACGAAAGGGCAGTTCGCGGAACTGCTCAGCTTGTGCCTGAAAGACAAGCTGATCACCGAAAACGAATTCTCTGGCCTTCAGACCGCTGCGACGGCAGTCCAATCGGCACTGATCGTGCTGATGTCACGCCTGCGTGAGGCCACCGGCCAGAAAGAGGTGCTTTGAGCAGCGCACTTCCTCCTTGCGCCTAACCAGCTATGAAATCGAGCCGGTTACAGCGCACCGCGACAGATTTCTGCCATCACGATGGCAAGCCCAACCAGCGAGGCCTAACGATGAATCTCCCCGCACGAAACACCGATCCCGATACCAGCCATGAGGCTGCGCGCCACATGGTGGATTCCGGCGCGCGCAAGGCCCAGCAGCAGCGCGTCGCCGCGGCGGTTCGACAGCACTCTGGGCTGACCAGCCGTGAACTGGCTGACGCCGCCGGCATGGACAGGCACATGGTCGCCCGCCGGCTGCCCGAGCTTGAAGCGGACGGCGTCGTTGTCCACGGTGCGCCACGCAAATGCCGCATCAGTGATATGCGCTGCCAGACCTGGCTGCCGGTGTTGGACCGTCACGAGGTGCCTCTGGCAGCCTAACCACAGTCTTGCCGCTCTCCTAACCCCGGGTAGCTCCCGGCGGGACAACCCGAGCCTAGCGGGTTGGAGAGGCGGCTTCATCTAGGCACCTAGGAGCAAACGCAATGAGTGACAAATTCAACTGGTCAACCACCGACGCCGACACAATTGTCGTTCCCAGTGTTCGCGGGGTTGCCGTGTATGAGAACGATCGTGGCGAGGTGGTCATTCGCCAAGAAGCAGGGCCCCTGGATGACGAAGATTCCTTCGTGATCGTACCCAAGACGTTCCTGCCGGCCTTGATCAAGGCCATCCAGGCTGTCGAGGACGAGGGCTAAGCAGTGGCCGGCGACTGGATCAAGTTCGACGTAACCACGCCCGACAAGCCCGAAGTGGTGAAGATGGCTGCTGTGCTGGGGGTCGATCAGGATGCGGTCGTCGGCAAGCTTCTGCGCGTTTGGGTGTGGGCCGATCAGAACTCCATCACCAGTAACGGTGGGTGTAACGGTGTCACCGTTACATCGGCGTTTCTTGATCGGCTCACCTTCTGCCCAGGCTTTACCCAGGCGATGCGATCTGTCGGTTGGCTGGTCGGGGAGGACGGCAACCTCTCTCTGCCGAACTTCGAGCGCCATAACGGAAAAACTGCGAAGGAACGGGCAGTTACGAACCGCCGCGTGGCAAAGAGTCGTGCCGGAAAGGGCTCAGGTAACGGTGCTGGCGTTACTGATGTAGCTGTGGCGGCGTTACAAAAACCGTTACCAGAGAAGAGAGAGAGAAGAGAAGAAGCTATTACTCCAGATACATCACTACACGCCTCAGAGATCCCTGAGGGGATGACTGCTGCGGGCTGGGCGAGCGTGCTGATGCGACGTGCCGGTTGCCACACCGCCAGTGCCAGCCACCCCGACCTGATCGAAGCCATGGAGGTCGAGGGCGTGCCGTTCCAGATGCTTGTCGACCTGGTCGAGGAGGGCAGGGCGCGCGCGCCTCCGCCGAAGAACCTCTTCATCTGGGCCATCGCCGCCGCGCGAGGCCGACACGCCGAAGGCCCCAAGGCCATCAACACTAGCAACGGATCGAACCATGGAACACGTCGCCTCTCACCTGCAGAACGCACCGCGCAACTTGCCCTCGAAGGTGAGCTCGCCGATGCCGCAGACGCCGCCGCCTTCGCAGGCACCGGCTACGGCAATGCGCACGCTCTGGGTGCGGATGGCTGAGATCTACGGCTTCAAGTGGTCGAGCGCATACGGGGAGAACCCGAACATCGGCGCTGCCGTGACTTGGGCGAAGGGCCTGGCCGGATTGAGCGGCCGACAGTTGGCCGATGGCCTAGCCGCCTGCATCGCCAGTGCAGAGCCGTGGCCACCGACGCTTCCGCAGTTTCGGATGATGTGCCTGGGCATCCCTCCGTTCGACGCCGTGCGTGCCGACACCGGCAAGCAGGACGGCTTCACCCGGCTGGTGTGGCAATACCTCGACGGCCACCGCTACCGGATGGCCAGCGCCGACAAGGCCGACAAGCTGCTGCTGGCGGCCTACAACCGCGCCAAGGAGGCGGCGATGCGCGGCACCGAACTGCCACCGGCACCGGAGGCGCAGATCACGCATGAGCAGGCGAAGGCAATGCCTGCAACCCGCGATCAGGTGGCGCGCCACATGGACGACATCGCACGCGAGCTGGGCATCGGCATGGCAGGTGAACCCGAGGGCGCGGCGGCGGAGCAGGGCGCTCCGGAGCAGGTAGAGGTGGTCCATGCCGCGTGAACTGCCCCGCTTGGTGCTGCAGCTGCGCAATGTGTCCGAGGCAGTTGCCGAAGCCGGTTGGTACGTCTGTTACGGCTATGGCGAGAAGCCATTGGTGATCTACGCCATTCGCGGCCAAACCGCTTGGCGCCTTGGAATGCGGCAGGTGCCCATCACGCACTACGCCGGCCCCCTGACGAAGAAGGAAGCAGCGTGACCGCGATTCGACCCGAAGACTGGAAGCAGCGCGGCGAGGGGATGATGACCCCCAAGCAGCAGCGCATGCTCAATGCGATTTGCGGCGACCTAGCCGACGGCCTGTCCTGGCACGGACAGCGCCTGACGAAGGACGACTGGCGGCACATGGTCGCTGGCACGATGCTGGGCTGGCGGCTGATGCCGGCTATCGACCGGGGGCAGGGCGCCCCCGGAATGATCATGCTGGGCGGTTCAAGCCTAAAGCTCACCAGGTCGATGGCGTGCGACGCGATCACCGCTCTGGTGCAGATCGGTGATCACCCAGAAGAGCAGGGCATGCGCGCCAAGCCGGTGCGCTGGTCGGACACGATGCTGCTGGGGCTGGGGTTCAACCCGCACGATTTCGCGGAGGTTGATCGTGCTGCTTGAACAGCGAGCTCCACTTTTCGATCACGTAGTCCTGAACGTTGGTGATCGCCCGGCGATGCCAAGGGAGCAACTCGATGCTGATATCGGCTGCCTCCATAAAGCACTGGAGCAGGGTGCTGGCACCATCCTCGACCTCGATCATGTTCAAGAATTCAACCGGCTCACCCGTGTTCAGGATCATGTCGCAATGCGTGTCGAGCTTGTGACAAGCGGCCGCTGCATCGCGAATGATACTCACCAATCTGGGGTCAGGCACATCGTGGAAGGAGATAGATTCCAGATTGTCGCGCAACTGGGCAAAGCCGTAGGCGTCACCGCCGATCGGGTTCGTTCGTTGGAACCCGCCTCGAACGAAGTTCATGGCTTGCTGGGACTCTTGGGACGCGAGCGCGATCATCCTGACGTAGGTCTGGACCTTCTCCCGCTTCGTGGAACGGGCCTGATTGAATGCCAGGCGCCCCGAGTACCAGATGGCAAGTGCAGACATGACCGCCTGCGCCCACGCAGCCCATTCGCTTTGGGTGGCGCAGATAGAAGGCGCCAGCCAGGTACAGAAATTCGCCGGATCGGCCACAGCACGTCCCCTGTGTTGAGTCGCGCGATTGTATGCGGGGAGGCGGCTTGATGCACGGGAACTACCGCGACCGGCACTTGCTGGACCTGGCATACCGCGTCCAGTGCACGCTCCTGATTCCAGGCGTCTGCACTGGGGGCTACGGCGAGCCCTGCCACAGCAACCAAGGTCGGCACGGCAAGGGCGGGGCAATGAAGGCGCACGACTGTTTCTTCGCCAGTGGCTGCCGGGCCTGCCATCAGGAGCTGGATCAAGGCCGGCGCTATACCGAGGAGGAGAAGGCCCTCATCTGGCAGGCCGGCCACGATCGCACCGTGCTGGCGCTTTGGCAGGATGGACTGATCATGGTGGCCGCATGACAATCGTGATCGTGGTCTACGGGTCGCCAGCGCCGCAGGGCAGTAAGTCGTTCAAGGGGCTGGCTAGGAACGGAAAAGCCATCTTGGCCGAGTCATCGAAGAAGGTCCGCCCGTGGCGGCAGGACGTGAAGATGGCAGCGGAGCAGGTGCGCGCCGAGCTTGGGCTGCAGTTGCTGGATGAGCCGCTGCTCGTACGCATGACCTTCACCCTGCCGAAGCCGGTCAGCGCGCCGAAGCGCCGCCGCACCTACCCCAGCAAGCTGCCGGACCTGTCCAAGCTGGTGCGGTCGACCGAAGACGCTCTGACCGACGCCGGCATCTGGCGGGACGACGCGCGTGTGATCGAGTGCGCCGCGGCGAAGCGCTATCCCGGCGAGGGGCACCTCGCCCTGGACGCGCCAGGCTGCGTTATCGAGATCAAGAGGGCCGAGCCATGAGAACGCCGCGCTACAGCGAGGAGCATGGCGGACCGCGCGGAACGGTGAACACCAAGATCTTCATCGCATGCCAACTGGCGGACAAGTACCGAAGCCGCTTGCCATCCATCGCGGAGCTGCAAGGGGACTTCGGGATGCACAAGGCTACCGCCTATCGCTGGCGCGCTGCCCTCGCTGCAGCGCGAGGGATTCCGAACACAGGGGGAATTCCCCGTAAGAACCACGGAGAGAACAAAAATGGCTGATCGTCGAGAGATGTTGGCTCGCTTGAACCCTCAGGTCTGCCGGTTTGATGTGGGGCAGGGTGGGGGCCCACCATCGTTGCAGACGTCCGATATCGCCGCCGCTCTAGGCATGGTTCCACCTGGTCTCGGGCGCGAAGTCATGGAAGCCGTCTATCTGCCGGATGGTGCCATGCGGCACCGGGCGAAATTGGCCGAGGCCGTGCTCGCCATCGTGCGGCCGGAGTTCACCAAGCGCGCACGTGCGTTGGCTGAAGCCGAAGACGATCTGAGCTTCTCCAGGGAGATGGTCAGCCTGAGTCGCCGGAGCTTGTCAGACGCCCAGCGAAGGATCCTGCGGGATCGGGAGGCGGCCGTTGCGTTGTCCCGGGAGAAGGCCTGGCCGAAGAACACCTACCAGCACCTGTCCCGCATGGTCGATGCCGTAGTGACGGAGTTGGCCAGCGGTAATCGCTGCCCCGCCTGCAAAGGCGCGGGCATCGTCAACGACGCCGGGTGCAAGGACTGCAGGTGCACCGGTATTGAGCCATTGCCCGACCGCCGGCGTGCGATCTCCATGGGAACCGACTCACCAGCGTACATGCGACGGTGGAAGCCTGTTTATGAGTGGCTACTGGCTGAATTGCATCAATCCGGCGAAGTGGCTGCGAGGCAGTTCTCACGTGCGCTAAGCGATGCAGAAGTCGCTCCCAATCTGCGCGCCGCGTAGCGTTGAGAACATTGTCTTGCTGAGGCAACGCTTTGGCCTGTAGTTTTGCCAGTATCGCGAGACTTGGCCATCGGCCAAAACGCACAGAGCCCCGCCCGAAAGCGGGGCTCTGTGCTATTCGCTACCTACGTCCGTCACGCCTTTGATTCCTGGACATAGCCTCTCGACAGGCTTCGTGCTCAAGCTCGGCATCGACGAGGTCCTTGAACGGCCCAGATAGCCATCCGTCGGTTTCAGTCTCGACCCCGAAGATGAAGTTGCCGTTCACGTTTCGAACGATCCCGCCTACGTCGGTGATCTGGTTGTACTTACACTTTTTCATGGTTGTGCCTCTCTTGAGATGCAGCCCAACTATCAGCTGCGGGTGAAATTAGTCGCTCGCAGATTTGCCTATGCCCGCATCCCCGACCGGATCAACCCTCGCGCCCAGCCGGCAGCGGGGCGGGCACCCATTAGCAGCGTAGAGAAGTGGCATCTCGCCGGGCTCATAACCCGGAGGTCGCCCGTTCGAGTCGGGCCGCTGCTACCACCGCATAGAGGAACCCATGGTGAGCATCGAGACCGTCGCCGCCGGCATGGGGTTCTCCCCGGAGCTGGCCCTTGCACTGGAACAGGCCTGCATCCGCTTCGGTATCAACGCTGAGCTGCGGGTCTGTCACTTCCTCGCCCAGGTCGCGCACGAGAGTGGGACCGGCCGATGGCTCAAGGAGCTGTGGGGGCCGACTCCGGCTCAGTCGCGCTACGAGGGCCGCAGGGATCTGGGCAACACCCAGCATGGTGACGGCTTCCGCTTCCGTGGGCGCGGCGCCATACAGCTGACCGGTCGCGACAACTACGAGTGCTACAGCCTGGCCATCTATCGGGATGACCGGGCGGTCCGCAATCCGGATCTACTGGCCAGCCTGCCAGACGCGGCGCTGGCCGCCGGCTACTTCTGGCACCGAGATGGGATCAACGCGGTCGCCGACCGAGACGACGTGCTGGCGGTGAGCCGCGCAGTGAACCTGGGCAACCCGGGCAGCAAGGGATTGCCGAACGGCCTGGAAGACCGGAAGGCGAAGCTCAAGCTGGCCAAGTCGATTTACGCGAAGTTGGTGTCCCGATGACCGAGCCTGTGAGCGCCCTCAAAACCATCGTCGGCATGTTCACCGCCGCTGTGGTGGCGCCTGCGACCGCCGACGCCCTGCGCGAAGCCGAGCGCATCATCCTCGGCGTTCCGCAGTCGGTACTACTCCTTGCATTGGCCGGCGCCCTGATCGGCGTGCTGATCCTTCCCGAAAAGGACGCTGGGCGAGTGGCGGCAGACGCCAGCAGGCTCCGCCGGCATCGTCTGTTGCAGACCGTGGCTCGTTGGGCCGCCCTGGCGGTGGCAGTCGTGGCCTACGCAATCCTTGCGGCCTGGGTCGTGGCTATCGCGGGATGGATCTGGCCCCAGTTGGCCGGTGCCCCGCAGCTGCCAATGGCAGGCATTTCGGGTGTGCTGATCCGCCGGCTGCTGCCCGGCTACGTGCGCATGGTGGAGAAAGCCACCGGCGCCATCGGAGGCGATAAGCCATGAGCGTGCTGATTCGATTCCTGCTGGCCGTGTGGAATCTGGTGATAGGGGCTGCGGCCGATGCACTCCAGTGGCTGCGCCGCCCCGGCAGCAAGATCAAGCTGGTGTGCGCTGTCCTGGCGTTCGGTTGCGTGGTCTCGGGCTTGACGGCTTACGAGAAGGAGCAGCGGATCCGCGACCTGAGCGCCCAGGTGGTGAAAGTCAGGGCCGACTGGCAGGCAGATACCGCCCGATTGCAGGCCGACGTGGATACCCGTGATCAGCGCTTGGCCGAGGTTGCCATTGCACTACGGGCAGAGGCCGAGAAGCTGGAAGCCCTCAAGGCAGAGAGCGCGGCAGCCCTCCAGGCACTGGCCGGAAAGATCGAAGCCTCCGAGAAGGAGGCATCCACCTGGCGTGGCCGCTACGAACAGCGGCCCGACACCTGCAAGGCAGCGTTGGAGCTCCTGGATTCAGCTTGCCCAGCGCTGAAGGGGTACTGACATGCGAATGCTCCTGATTGTCGCCGTGCTGGCGCTGAGCGCCTGCGGCACCACGCCGGACAAGACGAACCTGCCGCCCCCCACCGTCATCCGGGTCCCGGTGGCCACATATGTCCCCATCGACGCGGCACTGACCAAGCGTTGCAAGTGGGCGAGGGCAGGGAAGCCCTCAGCCGTGTTCGAAGTCAGCAACGGTCGGAAGCGCTGTCTGGATCAGTACGAGGCGCAGTTCGACGCGATCGAGCAGGTACAGGGGAAGCCGTTGCCGTAACAGTGGGACTGGGTCCGTGATGCTGCAGTGGGGCCATGGTAGTCAGGCCCCGATCAACTTCCATCCTTCGGTTGTGATCTCGACTTCGTCCCCGTTGACCAGAGCGACGTAGCCCTGCTCGATTGCCCAGCGCAGTTGTTCGACCGTTACGTCATTCCCATTGCTGATCGCCAGAACGATTGCCTGTTGCGCGGCTGGTCCGAATTGCATGAATTCACTCCTTGTGAGAACTGGAGATGGTAGCCGATGGCCCGCCCACTGCCGCCCTCGGGCCTGCTGGATATCGACCTTGAGGACCTGACCCAGCAGTTCTGGCCAGCCCCCGAGGTGTGGGCTTGGATCGAAGGCGAGGTCCTTGACGAGGGCGGGGATCTCCACAACCCGGATCACCAGCACCTGCAGGGCGCCGACGTGGCGGTCCTCTGGGCGTCTACCTCCTTCACAAAGCAGGGCAGGACAGTGGTGGGACAGGCCGAGCTGGTGGCCTTCCGCGCTGGTGGGTGGCAGAAGGGCCGCATGGAGCGCCAGATGGTCGATTGGTTCGGCCGGGTGCCCGATGCGGTCATCACCCTGGCCGCTGACTACTGCGCGGGCTGCAGCGACATCGAGTTCTGCGCCCTGGTCGAGCATGAGCTCTACCACCTGAGCCAAGAGACCGATCAGTACGGCGCGCCCAAGTTCCACAAGGACGGCACGGCCTGCCTGGCAATGAAGGGGCATGACGTGGGCGAGTTCGTCGGAGTGGTCCGGAGGTACGGAGCCAGTGGGGAGGTACAGCGCATGGTGGACGCAGCAAGCAGGCCGCCCGAGGTGGCCAAGATCAACATCGCCCGGTCCTGTGGAACCTGCCTTCTGAGGGCGGCGTAGACACGACTGGGCACGACAAGGTGGAACGCAGATGCCCGCTCTCGACGCCCAGGTGAAGACCTTTATCGTCCAGCAGCTGGCGTGCTTCGATACGCCCAGCACGGTGGTGGAGGCGGTCAAGACCGAATTTGGCCAGGCCGTGAGCCGCCAGACGGTCGAGGCGCACGACCCGACGAAGCACGCTGGCCGGAAGCTGGCACAGCGCTGGGTCGATCTGTTCAACGCCACCCGGGACCGCTTCAAGGCCGAGACGGCGGAAATCCCCATCGCCAACCGTGCAGTCCGCCTTCGGGCACTGAACCGGATGGCGAACAAGGCCGAGAGCATGAAGAACATGGCCTTGGCCGCTCAGCTGATCGAGCAGGCGGCGAAGGAGACCGGCGGGGCGTACACGAACCGCCAGCATGTCGAACACAGCGGACCCAATGGCGGGCCAATCACCAGCGCCGACCTGACACCAGGTCAGTTCCGAGAGGAGGCGAAGAAGCTGCTGCAGGAGGTGTGAAGTGGCAGAGCTGACCCCTCAGCAGAGGTTGGTCGCCGCCGAGCTGGCACGGGAGGACTTCTACTTCTTCAGCCGTTACACGTTTCTGCGGAAGAAGGGTTTCCCGTGGATGCGGGCCAAGCACCACGCACAGCTATGCGAGGCCTTGAACCGGGTCTATCGGGGCGAGTGCATGCGGCTGGTGATCAACCTGCCGCCGCGGTACTCCAAGACCGAGCTGGCGGTGGTGAACTGGATTGCATGGTGTCTGGGCAAGGTTCCAGATTCCGAGTTCATCCACATCAGCTACGCCGCGCCGCTGGCGCTGAACAACAGCTCCAACGCCCGCGAGCTGGTGCAGCACGAGGTTTACGGGGAGATCTTCCCCGAGGTCGGGCTACGGAAGGACAGCAGTGCCAAAGGCGACTGGCGCACGACCAAGGGCGGAGTGGTGTATGCCACCGGTGCCGGCGGCACCGTCACCGGCTTTGGTGCAGGCAAGTCTCGACCCGGCTTCGGCGGGGCAATCATCATCGATGACCCGCACAAGCCGGACGAAGCGGGCAGCGACAAGGTCCGTGGCGGTGTCCTGGACTGGTTCAACAACACGCTGCAGTCGCGCGTGAACAGCGCCGACACCCCGATCATCGTGATCATGCAGCGCCTGCATGAGGGTGACCTGGCCGGCTGGTTGCTGGGGAGGAAGCCGGGTGAGGCACCCTGCGCAGGAGGCAATGGCGAGGTCTGGGAGCACCTGTGCTTTGAGGCCCTGTCCACGGACGGTGAGGCCCTATGGCCGGAGAAGCACGGCGTGGCCGACCTGCTGCGCATGCAGGAGGCCATGCCCTACGTCTTCGCTGGCCAGTATCAGCAGCGGCCCTCGCCGCTCGCCGGCGGGATCATCAAGGCGGGCCGGATCGAAATCGTGGACGCGTTGCCGACAGGCCTGCGCATGCTCCGAGGCTGGGATCTGGCAGCAACCAAGGATGCCGGGGACTGGACAGTCGGGGCGAAGCTGGCGCGCGACAAGGACGGACTGATCTACATCGTGAACGTCGTTCGAGAGCGCGGCGGTCCTGACGAAGTGGAGAAGCTCGTCGTCAACACTGCCAAGGCCGATCGCTGCAAGCAGTCGCTGCCGCAGGATCCGGGGCAGGCAGGCAAGGCACAGGCCGCATACCTGGGCAAGAAGCTGGTCGGGGTGCCTTTCGAGTTCACCACTGAAACGGGCGACAAGGTCACCCGAGCTTCGCCGCTGGCCGCGCAGATCAACGTCGGCAACGTCCGCATGCTCCGAGCCGAATGGAACGAGAAGCTGCTGGACGAGTTCCGCATGTTCCCCAACGGCAACAACGATGACCAGGTGGATGGATGCGCGCGCGCATTCAACGCCATGGGCGGTAGCAACTACAACCTTGGGAACGCGCTCTGATGGGCAAAATCGCACAGTTCAGGGACGGCCTCGTCAACCTGGTAGCAAACCTAGGGACGCCGCGCGACAAGGCGGCGGCGACCTCCTATGGGTTGCCGCTGCTGACGGAGCAGGAGGCCCAGAACGCCTACCGTGGCACTTGGCTGGCGCGCAAGGTCATCGACATCCCGGCAATGGACGCCTGCCGCAAGTGGCGGGGCTGGAGTGCGGACAAGGCGCAGATCACCGCCATCGAGGCGGAGGAGAAGCGACTAGGCCTTCAGCAGAAGATGCTGGAGGCGATGATCCGTGCCCGGCTGGGCGGGGGTGCTGCGCTCTATATCGGGACCGGTCAGTATGATCCTATGCAGCCGCTGAAGCCGGAATCGCTCAGCAAGGGTGGCGTCCGGCACATCAACGTGCTTTCCAAGCGCGTGCTACAGGCCGGCGAACTGGACCGGGATCCGGAATCGGCAGGGTATGGGCGGCCATCCTTCTACAACCTGAGCAGTGGCACAGCTGGCCAGCTGAAGATCCACCCCTCGCGACTGGTGATCTTGCAGGGCGCAATCAAGCCGGACCCAGAACTGGACACAGGGGATGGATGGGGCGACTCGGTGCTCTTGGCGATCAGCAAGGCCATCAAGGACGCCGACGCCACCGCAGCCAACATCGCATCGTTGGTGTTCGAGGCAAAGGTCGACATCGTCAAGATTCCAGACTTCATGGAGAAGCTGGCGGATTCGGAGTTCGAACAGCAGATGCTGCAGCGGCTTCAGCTGGCGATGATGGCCAAGGGGATCAACGGCACGCTGATCATGGATGCGGCTGAAGAATACGAGCAAAAGCAGCTCCAGTTCGGTGGCCTAACCGACCTGCTGATGGCTTTCATGCAACTTGTCTCTGGCGCTTCTGACATCCCGATGACCCGCCTCTTAGGCCAATCACCGGGTGGACTCAATGCCAGCGGCGAGAGTGACCTACGCAACTATTACGACCGCATCAGCAGCAACCAAGAGCTGGTGCTGCAGCCGGCGCTGCAGGTGCTGGACGAGTGCCTGATCCGGTCCGCGCTGGGTAGCCGGCCGGCGGAAGTGTTCTACAACTGGCGCAGCCTGTGGCAGACCACCGACAAGGAGCGTGCCGACATCGGCAAGACCACGGCCGACACGATCAAGACAATCGCCGATACCGGGCTGATCCCGGAATCGGTGCTGGTGCAGGTGGGGGCTAACATGCTCACCGAGGCCGGTATTGCACCTGGGCTGGAAGCCGAGATGCTGAAGTACGGCGAATCCACCCCGGCGGATAGCGACGAGCAGGACGATGACGAGCGGCGCGCCGCTGCAACGCAGGTAAAGGACGCTCGGCCGCGCTCGTTGTACGTCAGCCGCAAGGTGGTGAACACCGGCGAGATCGAGGCGTGGGCGAAGGAGCAGGGCATCACCGAGCTGCTGGGCGACTTGCACGTGACGGTGGCCTGTTCGCGTCAGGCCTTCGACTGGATCAAGGCCGGAAACTCCAACGAGTGGAGCAACGGCGGCAAGGACGAACTGGTCATCCCCGAAGGCGGTCCGCGCGCGGTTGAGCCGCTGGGCGGGATGTCGGCGGTGATCTTGTTCGCATCGTCGGCGCTCTCCTGGCGCCATGAAAGCATCATCCGCGCGGGCGGCTCGCACGACTATCCGGACTACACCCCGCACATCAGCCTGTCCAAGGCATCCGTCGACCTGTCGAAGGTCGAGCCATACCGCGGCCGCATCGTGCTGGGCCCGGAAATTTTCGAAGAGATTCGAGAGGACTGAACCATGGAGATCTTCGACAGCCTGGCGCTCGATGCGTCCGGGCTCGCTTTCACGCGAGACGGATTCCTGGTTGGCGATGCCAAGGTCAGCCGTGCTGGCAATGTGCAGCACTACCTGGGGCGCGAACTCGGCCTGACGGGTGACGATGCCGGGCGCGTGTTCGGCGTCTACCGCGACCCAGCCACGGTGTTCGATGAAGACAGCATGCGCTCGCTGGTGGGCCGCCCCGTCACCCGTGGCCACCCGCCGAAGGGTGTCACCGCCGACAACTGGAAGGAGCTGACCGTCGGGCAGGTGGGTGGCCGTGTGGTGCGCGATGGCGAGCACGTGGTGGCCCCCATGGCGATCATGGATGCCGCATCTGCCAAGGAAGTTGCCGAGGGAGCCCGTTCGCTGTCCGCCGGCTACTCAGTGGAGATCGTCGCCGACGAGGGAATCGCTCCGGATGGCACCGCGTATCAGTACCGGCAGGCCGGCCCTTTGCGCTTCAACCACGTGGCCTACCTTCCCGACAACAACCCGCGCGCCGGCAACACCCGTTTCGGCGATTCGCAGTGGGGACCGGCCCCTCTCACGCAGTACGAACTCGCGCTAGTCGACCGGGCGCGTGGTCAGCAACACCAGCACGGCGACGACCACAATCCATCTACGAGGAACCACCCCATGAGCGACAAGACCATCTTGGTCGATGGGCTGTCCGTCGTCACCAACGACGCCGGCGCCCAGGCAATTGGCAAGCTGCAGCAGCAGCTGAAGGATGCACAGGTAGCAGCAGGCACTGCGGGTGCAGCGCACCAGGCCGCCATCGCTGCCAAGGACTCGGCCATCGCCAAGATCGAAGCCGAGCGTGACGACCTGAAGGCCAAGGTCTTGAGCGACGCGGACTTGGATCAGCGCGTGCAGCAGCGCGGCGACTTGGTCGCCAAGGCGAAGGCCGTGCACGACGCCGATTACAGCGGCAAGACCGACGCCGAAGTGCGCAAGATCGCGGTGGTGGCAAAGCTTGGCGACGCCGCAGTGGCGGGCAAGGCCGATGCTTACATCGAAGCTCGATTCGACATCCTGGCCGACAGCGCCAAGCCGCGTGACCCGGTGGTAGTTGCCCTGGGCGACCGCACCATCCATCGCCAGCCCGTGCAAGACAACGGCTATGCCGTGTCCGTAGCGGGCTTGGACTATCGCACCGCTGGCCAGAAGGAGGCCTAAGCCATGGCACTGCAGATCAACTACCCGGAAACCCAGCCGGCGGCCATCGCAGGCGCGCCGGCCACCATGTTGCCAGCCATCGAGATCTCCCGGACCGTTGAAGGTGCCGCAATCGCCTTCGGCAAGGCCATTGAACAGGGCGCAACCGATAAGTCGGTGAAGGCATTCGCCGGTGGCAAGTACGTGGGCATCGCGATGCTGGACCGTTCGGCCTCGGGACTGACGGTTACGGCCGGCCAGGTCACCGGCCGCGCCACCGATGCGTTCGGTGTGGGTGAGTCGGCCCGCATCCGCACCAAGGGCGACCTCTGGGTCGTCGCCTCGGTAGCGGTTGCTGCGCGTGACGCGGTCTACCTGACCGCCGCCGGCGCTTTCACCAACGTCGCCACCGACAACACCGCGATCCCTGGTGCTAGCTGGGACACCAGCACCACCGCTGCCGGCCAGCTGGCCGTCGTCCGTATCGGCTAAGGAGCCAACCCCATGAATGGAGCAATCCCCCTGATCGACGCCCAGGCCGCACTGGGCTTCGTGATCGCCCAGGCCTCGATCATCGAGCCGGGCGTCTACAACACCGTCTATCCGGACATCCAGTACCGTGGTCTGATCCCGGTGGATACCAGCGGCAGCGAATTCGCCACTTCGGTGACGTACATGTCGCAGGACCAGTTCGGTAAGGCGGACTGGATCAATGGCAACGCCGACGACATCCCCAAGGCCGGCACCACCCGCTCGAAGTTCGAAACTCCGGTTTACACCGCCGGCATCGGCTACGGGTACGGTTTCGAGGAGATCGGGCGAGCCCAGTTGCTGGGCATCAATCTCCCCACCGAGGACGCTGCCGCCGCGCGCCGCGCATCCGAAGAGATGGTCGACCGTGTTGCGCTGCTGGGTGATACGGCGAAGGGCTTCAGCGGACTGTTCAACGCTGCGAACGTCACCCCGGTTGCGGCTCCGACCGGTTCGTGGGGTACGTTGCAGGTGGCTGGTACTGCAACGCCGGACCAGATCGTTGCGGACATGAACGCGTCCCTGATGAACGTATTCAACGGCACCAGCACCACCGCGATCGCGGATCGCTTGTTGCTGCCGTGGTCGAAGTTCATGCTGATCTCCACCAAGAAGATGAGCGAGTTCAGCGATCTGACCATCCTGCAGTACTTCAAGGCCAACAACGTCTACACCGCTACTACCGGCCAACCTCTGACCGTGCGTGGCCAGCGTGGTCTCGATACCGCAGGGGTCGGCGGCGTTCCGCGTCTGGTCGCCTACCGGTACGACCCGAACGTGCTGAAGCTGCACATGCCGATGCCGCACCGCTTCTTGCCAGCTTGGCAGAGCGGCCCGCTGCGCTGGGATATCCCGGGCGTGATGCGCCTTGGTGGCCTGGACGTCCGCCTGCCGAAGCAGGTCGTCTACCTGGACGGTATCTGATCCGCATGGCCCCGGCCACGTGCCAGGGCCTCACTGGAGTGAAGCATGAAGATCACGAACAACCACAAGGGTCCGCTGGGCCTGCCGGATGGCACCATTCTGCTGCCGGGCGAGGCGACCCCTGTCGCCAACTGGGACGCCCTGAAGAGCAATGCGGTGGTGCAGGGTTGGCTGAGTGGCAAGATTCTGTCGGCTGACGGCGGCAGCGCCAAGACCGCGCCGGCGGCGACTCTGCTCGGCTCCAACGTTCTGCCGGCGGTCATCGAACTGGTCGACGGCGTTTCGGTGCCGCTGGGTGACGTGGTGCGTCGAGCCCATGAAACCTCGGGCCTGACCATCGCTGACTGGAACGCTCTGGGCGATGGCGACCGCGAGGAGCGGCTTTCCGCCACGGTGCTCGAGCTGCAGGCCGACGCTGAAGCTGAAGCTGAAGCCATCGCCGAGGCCGAGGCCAAGAAGGGTCGCGCCACCACCGACGCCGAGAAGGACACTGCCAACGGCGGCACCTCCACGCAGAACCCGCCGTCGACCGATAAGGACGTGCTGCTCGCGCGCGCCAAGGAACTGAACATCGACGCCAAGGGCACTTGGGGCGTGCCGAAGCTGCAGGCCGCCATCGCCGAGGCCGAGGCCAAGAAGGGCGAGGGCTGACCGTGTACGGCACGCTGGAGAGCGCCAATAGCTATCACCAGGCGCGCGGCAACGCCGCCTGGGCCGCCGGTCCGGATCAAGGCCGCACCGGTGCACTGGTGCGGGCCACGGATTACATCGACGGTCGCTACCGGGTGCTGCTCGCCAGTGGCCGGTGGGCGTCGATGTTCCCCGGCTTGCGCACTGAGGGGCGGGGCCAGCCGAACGAGTGGCCCCGCACCGGTGCCATGGACTATGACGGCAACGCCATCCAGGGCGACGTTGTACCGGACGAGGTACTGCGGGCGACCTACGAGGCGGCGCTACGCGAGCTGGCCAACCCCGGCAGCCTGTCGCCGGACTTCGTGGCCAGTGAGGCGGTGACCAAGGAGAAGGTTGGCCCCATCGAGGTCGCCTATGCCGATGGCGCCGCAACTGGGCAGGTGCCGAACCGGCCGGTGATTCCAGCCATCGATGAGATCTTGGCGCCATTGCTGCGGACGCCGGCGCTTCTGCCGGCGGTGCGTGTCGTATGAGCCGCTTTTACGACCGGATGCAGGCGACGGCTACCAAGTTGATCGATCGCTTCGGCTACGCCACGCAGTTGGAACGCGACGGCGCCCCGACCGGGCCGCCGCACAACCCGCAGCCAGGCGAGTCGACGCTACACGACTGCAAGGTGGTGGAGCTGGAGTACAGCCTCACCGACCGCGACACCACGCTGGTGCAGCAGGGCGACAAGCTGGGCCTGATCTCCACCGCGGTGGAGATTCAGCCGGGCAAGGATGACCGCCTGCTGCTGGGTGGCCAGCTTTACCACCTCATCGACCTGCAGCCGCTGTCCCCTGGCGGGCAGGTGCTGCTCTACGAGTTCCACGCCCGACGCTGATGGCCGACTACACACCCCGCGAGCTGGAACTTCTGGCACGCCGTCTGGAGCCGGCCATGCGCCGCGCGTTCGAACAGGCCGTTGCCAGCGTGCGATCACAGGTGCAGATGGAGCTGCTGGTCAGCCTGTTGCAGGCCGGCCAAGTGGACGCCGTGCTCGAGGCGCTGGGCTTCGATGGCGAGCGCTTCTCGCCGCTGGCCGAGCAGGTGCGCCAGGCGTTCGCAACTGGCGCAGACGTGGGCATGAAAGCGCTGCCCACCCTGTCGCTGCGGCAGCAGGTGCGCGGGCGTTACAACCCAGCCAACGACACACCGCTGCTGCGATTCGGGTTCGACATGCGCAACCGCGGCGTGGAGACCTGGCTGCAGTCGAACTCCTCGCGCCTTATCACCGGCGTGGTGGAAGACCAGAGGGTGCTGGTGCGACAGCTGCTGACCCGTGGCATGGCCACCGGCACAAACCCACGTCAGACAGCGCTGGAGCTCGTTGGCCGCGTGGGTGAGACCGGGCGCCGCAGTGGCGGCATCGTTGGGCTCACCGCGCAGCAGGCGCAGTTTGTGGCCAACGTACGGCAGCAGCTGGCCAGTGGTGATGCGGCGCAGATGGCGGAGTACTTCGGTCGCAAGCGCCGCGACAAGCGCTTGGACGGGATCGTCAGCCGGGCTATCAAGGCTGGCCAGCCGGTGGCGCCGGCAGACGTGGAGAAGATCGCTGCGCGCTATGCGAACAGGCTCCTGGCTCTGCGCGGCGAGATGATCGCCCGCACCGAGTCGCTGACGGCCATGGCCGCTGGCCGGGAGGAGGCGTTCCGGCAGCAGATCGAAAGCGGTCGCCTGGCCCCCGAGAACGTGACGGGCACCTGGTCAGCCACCGGTGACGACAGAACGCGGCACAGCCATCAAGCGATGAACGGGCAGGTGCGACGGTTCGGTGAGCCATTCCAGACCCCCAGCGGCGCGCTGATGCGCTTCCCCGGTGACACCGCGCTCGGCGCTGGACCGGAAGAAACCATCGGCTGCCGCTGCATGAAGCAATACCGCGTGGACATGGCGGCGGAGGTGAAACGTGGACAGTAAATTCGGGAGCCAGGTCCGGGCCTTCACCGAGAAGGCCAAGGCCATGCAGGGCGTCATCTTCCGCGAGTCGGCCACCAAGCTGATGGAAGAGGCCAACACGCCGGAGGGGCAGGGTGGTCGCATGCCCGTCGACACCGGCTTCCTACGGAACTCGGTGGCGGCCTCGGTGGAGGGAATGCCCACCGACGGGGCTCAGCCGCCAGCGCTGGTGTTTGCCACGCTGGAGCTTGGCCAAACGGTGTGGGCCGGTTGGACAGCGGCCTACGCCATGCGCATGGAACACGGCTTCTACGGGGACGACAGCTTGGGGCGGAAGTACGCGCAGCCTGGCAAGGGATTCGCGCGCGCGGCTGCCCAGCGCTGGGACTTCATCGTTGCTGAGGTCACAGCGAGCGTGAAAGGACGGATGGGATGAGCGACACCGCGATCTATGACGCGTTCGCCACGCTGGTGGGGCAGTTCGCTGCTGCGAAGGGCCTGGCCTGTTCCTACCCGGGGCAGGCTTTCGCACCGCCCACCGGCAACGGCGCCCGCTGGCTAGAGCTGCAGTGGTTCCCCAACCGAACCGAGAACTACGGCATCGAAGATGATGGCCCGTCCCTGATGCAGGGATTTGGCCAGCTGTCTGCCTGCTACCGACCGGGGCAGGGGATCATGGTGGGTACCGCCATCACGGACCAGATCATCGCCGCGTTCGCCAAGGGCACGACCTTCGCCGGCATGCGGGTGGAGAGGAAGCCCTGGACCTCCAGCATCATCCAAGACCCGGAGCGGGTCATGCACCCGGTCACCATCCAATGGCGCGGATTCGTTTCGGGGTAGACTCCGGCCATGAGCCCCAAGCCGCCCAACCTGCACCTGGTCAGCAGCAGCGAGATCCCGAACGAGGGCGAGTTGCAGGCCATGCGCGATGCCATCACCCGCATGAAGCGGAACCGGCAGCTGCTGGACGAGTTCTGCGCCGAGCAAGCGCGCTTCGTCCGGGCTGAGTACTTGGCCTATGTGGAGGCGGGATTCACGCGGCCGCAGGCGATGCAGCTGGTGGCGGCGAAGCTGGCCCCGGGCAGGAAATAGAACGACAGGGCTGCGGCCGCCACAGAGCTGTGGTAGTAAAGGCTGCAGCGGCGGCATGAGGCTGCCTATCAGGGGGCGACATGAAAGCGATCACAGCTTTAGCGGTTGTGGCGGTTGCGTGTGCGGGTTGCTCTACCCTCAAGCAGGAACCCATCCAAGTCTCGGATGGCACTACGACGAAGACCGTTGGTTCCGTGACTACCTGGAGTCCCGACAAGGCAGCCGCGGTAGTCGTAAATCAGAAGGTCTGCATGCAACTCCCTACTCGAATTGTTTCTCTGGGTGGGGGTGGTGTCGGCGCAGCGAGCGCGGATGCTAACGGCGTTCCAAGCGTCGCGGGAGGAGGCAGCGTCAAGGGCGCTGCTGCTGCAGCGGGTGACTGGAAGTCGACTGCATCTTCCGCGATTACATCTACCGAGCGGACCACGTTTCTGTCGTTTGGCCTGTTCTACCTCTGCCAGATGGCCATGAACGGTTCCATCAAGGAGCAGCGCATCGAGGAGATGATGCAGTTCTTGGTGACCGAATCGGTAAAGATCGGCGACCCAAAGCAAGTGCCCATAGCGAGAGATCCGCAATAGATTCACTCAAGGCCCGCGCACCAGCGGGCCTTTCGCTTTTCCAACGACCCCGCCCCGTGGCGGGTTTTTTTACGCCCATCGCGAGGAGATACGGCTATGGCCGCTGAAGCAAAAACCAACGCAGGTTCCAAGCTCTTCGTCTGCGTCCTTCCACAGAACGCGGACCTGACCGCCACCGAGTTCGCCGCACTTACCTTCGTCCAGGTGAAGAAGGTAGGCAGCATCGGCGAGCGCGGCATCAACACCAATGTGGTGCAGTACGACACGCTGGATACCCTGGTGGCCCTGAAGGGCAAGGGCATCACCAACGCGGGCGATCCCCAGATCGAGGTGGCCGAGGACCTGACCGACCCCGGCCAGGTTGCCCTGCGCGCTGCGGGCGCGCCCAACGTGCCGGACGCCTACGCATTCAAGGTGGAACGTGCCGACGGCTCCATCGAGTTCCTGCGCGGCCTGGTTGCCGGCCCGAACGTGACCGGAGGCCGCAACGAGGACTTCGTCCTCAACACCTTCACCCTGGCACTGAATCAGGCACCGATCACCGTGCCTGCCCCCGTCACGCCGTAACCCGAACACCTCGGGGGATAGGGCGGCCGCCTGACAAGCCGGAACTGATCCGGCCGGCTTCCCCCGGGGCTCTCCACCGGATTGCCATCAAGGATCTCGAACATGACCGAACTGTCCAACATCGTGGCGGCAGAGCGCCGCCTGGAAGTCCTGCACCCTGCAACCCAGGAGCCGGTAGGCCTGGTGCTGATCCTGCTGCCCGACACGCACCCGCAGGTGAAAGCTGCAGCCCGCAAGTCCATCAACGACCGCATCAACCACCGCGGCAAAGTGACCGCCGAACAGATCGAAGCCAGCCGCATCACGATGCTGGCCGCATCGGTGGGTGGCTGGGAGTGGAAGGGGGACCTGACCTTCCACGGCGATAAGCCGGCTTTCCAGGAGCAGACCCTGCACCAACTGTTCAAAGAACTGCCGTGGGTAGGGGAGCAGGTCGACGCCGCCCTGACCGATCGCACCGAGTTCTTTCGCCGACCTGACGAAACGGACGGCTGAGGCCGTCTACATCGCCGTCCGCTATGACATGGCGGATGAGAACGGCGAAACCCGCCGCCAGCGCAATGCGCGCTTCGGCGTCGCCGAGTCGCCTGAGCTGGAGCTTCCGGAGGCAGCCAGCCACGTATGGGGCTGGTTCTGGGAGCTATCCAGTCGCAGGCACAGCGGCCCGGAAGCGTTGACCTTTGCTGACATCGGGCAATGGACCTCTCTCCTGCAGATCGACCTTCTGCCGGAGGAGGTCTCGATGCTGATGGCGATGGACGACCAGTATCTGCGCGCGGTGCGCGAAGACCAGAAGGCCGCGCGAGAGCGGGCTCAGAAGAAGTAGGAGACGGGAACATGGCTGACATTGCCGAGCTGGGCTACAAAATCGATAGCAGCGGCCTGGTCGAAGGCACCAAGGCCCTGGACGAGAATGCTGCTGCTGCTGACAAGGCCGGCGCTGCAGCCGACCGCCTGGAGAGTTCGCAGAGCGCTGCCAGCAAGACGGCGTCTTATTGGGCCAACGAACAGGCCAAGATCAACGCTCGAGTACAGGAGATGGAGCGGATCGAGCAGAGAGCTGCGGTGGCCACGCGACAGGCGGCGACCGCCACGGAAGCGCATGAGCTGAACCTGCAGCAGCTACTCGGGCAGATCAACCCGACAGTGGCAGCGCTGAACAGGTTGGCCGAACAGCAGGACCGACTCGCGCGGGCACGGGATCTGGGCATGCTCAAACCCCAGGTGTGGCAGCAGTACCAGGCCAGCATCGACGCCGCGCGCGCGTCCGTGCTCAATGTCACCGGCGCCCAGAATGGAATGGGCATGTCTGCACGGCAGCTGCAGAACAACCTACGGATGGTGCCGATGCAGGTCACCGACATCACCACCAGCCTGGTCAGTGGGCAGCCGGCGTGGATGGTGGCGATCCAGCAGGGCGGCCAGTTAAAGGACCAGTTCGGCGGCATCGGCCCAGCAGCTCGTGCCGTCGGCGGCTACGTTCTGGGGCTGATCAATCCCCTTACGGTCGGGGCTGCCCTGCTTGCGGCGATGGCCATTGCCGTCAAACAGGGCAGCGATGAGCTCTATGACTTCCAGCGCAACCTGATACTGAGCGGGCGAGACGTAGGTGTCACCTTCGGTCAGTTCGAGCGGATGATCGATCAGCTTGATCGCATCCAGGGCGTGAGCCGTGGTGGCGCTGTCGATGCCCTGAATGCAGTGGCCAAGTCTGGACAGTTCGCTGGACAGCAGTTCGACTTGGTGGCTGCATCGGCTGCCCGCATGGAGAGCTCCCTAGGTGTCTCGGCTGACCGTACGGTGGCGCTGTTTGACAAGATCACCAAGGACCCGGTGGATGGCCTGCTGGACCTGCAGAAGCAGTGGGGGCGGGTGACACAGGCTCAGATCGACAACGTGTATCAGCTTCAACTGCAAGGGGATGAGCTTGGCGCGGTAACTGAAGCGCTTCGGCTGGCGGAGGAGGCAACCAAGCGCATGGCTGGTACGGCGGAAGCAAACCTGCCGATGATGACGGCGTGGTGGCGGGATCAGAAGGACGAGATCAGTGGAGTCTGGGGCCAGATCGTTGGTCTTACGCAGGCGCTCACCGGATTCATCGGCAAGTATGGGGAGGCGACCCGGCTTCCCACTCTTGGCGACATGATTGGCATCGGCGGCGGACTCGGCGCTTCCAACTTAGCCCTCAAATGGGCTGGCCTGCCTTCATTCGGTGATCTTGCTGGCAGTGCCACGAAGCGGCTTAGAAACCCAAATGGGCTCCCAGAGAATATTGAAGACACGGGACCTGCTCGCGTTAAGGTAACTGACCCGCGGCAGGGCGCTTCAGCCACTGATAAGTGGAACCGTCGTCTGGAGATGTACGACAAGGAACTCCGGATCGGTGCAGAGATCGAACGCATTGAATCCGAAGGAATTACCGCAGGCCGCACTCGTGCTGAGATCGAGGCCACCATCGCCAACTACATGAAGTCACAGGAAGAATCGGCGAAGAGAAAGCGAGCCGCCGGAGGCGCGGGCAGCAATCGTGACGATACAGCTGCGCAGAACATGCTCGCCACCGCCCAACGCCAGATCGAGGCCAACAAGCAGCTGGTGGACACCGGCGTAAAGGTCACAGAGAGCGAGCGCCAGGCGGCCAAGATCCAGCAGGAGTTGGATGACAAGACGAACACCATGACCGCATCCACGAGGTCGTTGCTGTCCGTCACACGCGAGCAGTTGTTGGCCTCTGGCCAGAAGGCAGCAGCCTTCGGGAAGGAGCGGGACGCGGCCGAGGCGCTGGCGCGGCAGCAGGCCATCCTGAACCAGGCGAGCAATAACCGCAGCCGCTCAAATGATCTGGACCTGATGGGGGTCGGGCAGGGTTCCGACGTCGTGGCGATGCTGCGCCGCCAGCTGGACATCCAGCGCGACTACCAGGACGAGTTGAAGCGCTTGGGCAGCCGGGATGTGGCCAAGGACAGGGAAACCTGGGACCTGATGGCGGCCAACGCTGCAGCGTTCCGCGATACGGAGCTGGCGAAGGAGCGCACGTCCCAGGAGCAGCGGCTGGCGATGCTGAGCGACTGGCGGGCAGGAGCGCGGCGCGCATGGGAGGACTACGCCTTCGCCGCCAGCAATGCGCTGGAACAGGCCAACGGCTTGATGAACAGCGCACTGGGCGGCTGCGAAGACGCGTGGGTCAGGTTCGCCCAAACCGGGAAGCTTTCATTCCGCGACATGGCCAACGCCATCATCGCCGACTTGGCACGCATCGCTGCCAAGCAGGCCGCTGTCGGGATCATCAACGCGGTGGCTGGAGCGTGGGGCGGTGGTGCTGGCGCCTACACGGGTACTGGCACCGGCGCGGGCTCCATCGGCGGATTCGGCAACAACCTGAGCAACTTTGGCGGCGGCCGAGCGACCGGTGGGCCTGTTGCAGGGGATTCGTTCTACCAGGTTGGCGAGGGCGGCAAGCCTGAGCTGTTCCGACAGAACGGCAGGACGTACCTCATCCCCGGTGACAACGGGGCGGTGATCCCTGCGGCCCCGGCGGCCGGAAGTGGAAGCGCATCGAACGGCAGCGGATCCGTGGTGAACGTGAACGTGGTCGTCAACAGCGACGGATCAACCGACGTCTCCGCCGACAAGCCGGTGTGGCAGCAGTTCGGTAAGGAAATCGGGCAGCTGATCGACATGAAGATCAACGACGCGCAGGTCAGGTCCATGAAGGACGGTGGTGCGATGCGGGTGATGGGAGCAGGGCGATGACCGACACCTTCACCTGGACGCCCACCAGGACGGGCGGGAGCACCATCAAGGATGTGGTGCACCGTGTGCAATTCGGGGACGGCTACCGTCAGGTGGCACCGGACGGGATCAACCCCCGCAGCCGCAACTACCAGCTCACCTTCACCGGCACCAGGGCGACGATCGACCAGATCATCGCCTTCCTCGATGCGCACGTCGGCCGCTCGTTCCTGTGGCAGAGCCCGCGCGGCCTGCTGCTGTTCGAGTGCACAGCGCAGGGTGAGCCATTCCCCAACGGCCTGACCTACAGCGTCACGGCCACCTTCGAACAGACGTTCCAGCCGTAAGGAAAGGCCATGGCACCACAAATCATTGATACAACCACGAACCACGGCACTTGGATTGGTGACCTCTTTCCGGTTGCCTTCGGAAAGTGCAATGACAACTTCGCCGAGTCGGCGCAGGGTGTGGCAGAAGCCAAGGCCGCTGCTGTCGCGGCGCAGAACACGGCAAACGCAGCGCTGCCCATAAGTGGTGGGACGGCCACTGGTCCCATCTTTAGGGCAGGAGTGCAGAATCAAGAGATGTTCCGCATCCAGAACACGGGCACGCAGGTTGGTATCGGCGGATCGTTCGGTTCATGGAGCAGCAACAGGACGCCGGGCCTTCAGGTGGACTGCCAGTCTCGGGCCGATGCCTACATGGTCGCCCGAGCGACGAACTGGGGCGTTGCCCACCTTTTTGCCTTGGACGTGTACCAAGGAACGCAGTCGGATGTCATTACTGCGAACTTCCACTTCCCCGGCAAAGAGAACGCGATGCGGTTCTTTGCGAATGGCAATGTAACGTTCGCTGGCACGCTCACCCAGAACTCCGACTATCGAATCAAGGACGAGATTGATACCATCGATCCGCAGGCAGCCGCGGCGTCTTTGCGGGCCACGCGTCCCGTTGAGTACACGGATATCAGTGATGCTGCCCGGCCCCGTCGCTCCGGCTACGTGGCTGACGAGCACCAAGTGCATTTCGGGCTTCTCGTAGACGGCGTGAAGGACGCGGTGCGGGAAGAGATGGTGATGGTGGGGGACACGACGCCGTATGCGCCTGGTGAGGAGCCAGTGGGATATGTGCCGCCACGGCAGGAGCTGAAGGATGTTCCTGTTCTGCAGAGCGTCAATTACGTCGGAATGGTCCCCTACCTGCATGCGGGTTGGATGGAGCACGACAACCGTGTCGCCGCCTTGGAGAAAGATCGCAACGAAATGCTTGCCACCATCGCTGGGTTGTCTGCGCGGCTCAAAGCATTGGAGCCATCGACATGATCACCGCCGATGCGCAGCAGCTCGAGCCGGGTGGCCGCGTCACGGTCTATGAACTGGACTGCACTAGTTTCGGTGCCGATCAGCTCTTCTTCCACGCGCACCTGCAATCGGGTCCGATCTGGTGGCAGGGACAGGAGTACGGGCCGTGGCCGATCAACGCCACGGGCTTCGAGCGCACCAGCGAGCAGCAGCCGAACCCGCGATTGAAGGTCAGCAACATCAACGGCGTGATCGGCTCTCTGTGCCGCCTGTTCCAGGACCTGGCCGGTGCGAAGGTCATCCGTCGACAGACACTGGTGAAGTACCTGGATGCGGCCAACTTCCCCGATGGGAACCCGCTGGCCGACCCGGGCGAGCATTTCCCGGATGAGATCTGGTACATCGAGCGCAAGGTGGGCGAGGACGACGAAACGGTCGAGTTCGAGCTGACCACCGTCGCTGACTTCAACGGGCGGGAGCTGCCCGCGCGGCAGTGCACCAGGATCTGCAGCGCGCTGCTGCATGGCGGCTACCGCGGCCCCTACTGCGGCTACACCGGCTCGGCCTACTTCGATAACAACGACCAGCCGGTGGACGACCCGGCCAGGGACGTCTGCGCCGGCCTGGTTCGCAGCTGCCAACTGCGGTTCGGCCAGGACAAGCCTCTCCCCCACGGTGGGTTCCCGGCCGCTGGCCTGCTGCGGACCTGACGACCCGCCAAGCAACACCACCGAACGTTCGCGCTGCACCAGCAGCACCACAAGGCCCGCCCAGCGCGGGCCTTTTCTATGGGCGAGATCCATGCAACAGACCACCCTGCAGGCCATCCAGGCGCATGCCGTGGCCGAGTACCCGCGCGAGTGCTGCGGCCTGATCGTGGCCGGCCGCGATGGGGAGACGTACATCCCGTGCCGCAACCTGGCCACCACGCCCAGCGAGCACTTCCGGCTGCCGGCGGAGGACTTCGCCGACGCCGAGGACCGGGGCGAGGTGCTGGCCGTCGTGCACAGCCACCCGAACGCGTCTGCGGCTGCTTCCGACGCCGACCGCGTCATGTGCGAGGCCAGCGGCCTGCCGTGGCACATCGTGAGCGTGGGGCAGTGCGTAGGGGCCGATCCCGAGTGCGGCGACCTGCAAACCATCGAGCCCTGCGGCTATGAAGCACCGCTGGTTGGTCGGCAGTTCGCCCATGGTGTGCTCGACTGCTACACCCTGGTGCGAGACTTCTACGCCCGCGAGCTGGGCATCCAGCTCAGCCAGTATGAGCGGGAGGACGACTGGTGGGAGAAGGGCCAGGACCTCTACAGCCTTGATCGGCTCCGCGCCGAGGGATTCGAACTGATCGAGGGTGAGCCGCAGCGCGGCGACATGGTGCTGATGCAAATCCGTTCGCCGGTGCCGAACCATGCCGGCGTCTATCTGGGCGACGGGAAGATGCTGCACCACATGCACGGTCGCCTGTCCGAGACGGTCGTCTACGGCGGCATGTGGGCCGAGCGTACCCGCTACCTCGTCCGCCACAAGGAGGCCGGTCATGACTGAGCGCCTGCGAACTGTCCGGCTGTACGGCCGCCTCGGCGCCCGGTTTGGGCGCAAATTCCGCCTGGCGGTGAACAGCCCGGCCGAGGCCATTTTCGCACTCGGCATTTTGCTGCCCGGCTTTCGCCAGTTTCTGACCGGCTGCAAGGATCAGGGCGTCGAGTTCGCGGTGTTCATCGGCCGCGAGAACCTGAGCAAGGCGCAGCTGCACGACCCACCGGGCGCCGACGATATCCGCATCGCGCCGGTGCTGGTCGGCTCCAAGCGCGGTGGTGCGCTGCAGACCATCGTCGGTGTGGCCCTGATCGTCGTGGCCACGATCTACGGCGGTCCGCAGGCTGGCGCTGGCGTCGCCAAGTTCTGGGGCGCTATCGGCGCGGCCGGCTGGAGCCTGGCCATCGGCGGCGTGGTGCAGATGCTGTCGCCCCAGCCGCGTGGCCTGGGGACGAAGGAGAGCGCCGAGAACACGCCGAACTACAGCATGAATGGGCCTGTGAACGTGCAGGCCCAAGGCAACCCCGTGCCCGTCGCCTATGGCGGCCACGACACGAAGGGAATGGTCGTCGGATCCGTTGTGATCAGCGGCGGCATTTACGCGGAGGATCAGCAATGAGCGCATTTCTGCTCCCAAGCACACATGCGGCAGTGGCGCTGGTCAGTTCTGGAATTCTCGGGGCAGGTGGAAAGAGCAGCACCAACGCCCGCACGCCGGTGGAGACCCCGGATAGCCTGCACTCGATCTCCTACGCCAAGGTCTTGGACCTGATCAGCGAGGGCGAGATCCGGGGCCTGGTGGCCGGCAACCAGTCCATCTACCTCAATGAGGTGCCGATTCAGAACAGCGACGGCAGCTTCAACTTCAACGGCGTGCGGGTCGAGACTCGCTCGGGCACGCAGGATCAGGAGTACATTCCGGGCTTCCCGTCCGTCGAGAATGAGATCGGCGTCGGCGTCGAGCTGCGCGACGCGCCAGTGGTGCGCGCGGCGTCCGGGCAGGACCTGTCGGCGGTACGGATCCGGTTCGGTGTGCCAGCCCTGCAGCGGCAGAACACCGAGAACGGCGACACCGAGGGCTATGCCGTCGAGTACGCCATCGACTTGTCCACCGACGGTGGCGCCTTCAGCACGGTGCTGAGCAACGCCTTCCGCGGCAAGACCACCACCGAGTACCAGCGCAGCCACCGCATCGACCTGCCGCCGGGCAATCAGTGGCAGGCGCGGATCCGCCGCCTCACGCCGAACGCGAACAGCTCCACCGTCGCCGACACGGTGAACGTGATCTCCATGACGGAGATCATCGACGTGAAGCTGCGCTACCCCAACTGCGCGCTGGCCGCAATCCAGATCGACGGCAGCCAGTTCCAGGGCAAGCCGACCACGGCATACCGCATCTGGGGCCGGATCATCCGCGTGCCCAGCAACTATGACCCGATCGCGCGCACCTACACCGGGGTGTGGGATGGCACCTTCAAGTCGGCCTGGACGAACAACCCGGCGTGGGTGTTCTTCGACATGGTCACCAACGACCGTTTCGGCCTGGGCGACCGCATTCCGCTGGATTGGGTGAATAAGTGGCGCCTGTACGAGATCGCGCAGTACTGCGATCAGCTGGTCAGCGACGGCATGGGCGGCATGGAGCCGCGCTTCACGTGCAGCCTGTACCTGCAGACCCGGGAGTCGGCCCACAAGGTGCTGCAGGACATGGCCAGCATGTTCCGCGGGATCAGCTTCTATGCGGCGGGGCAGATCATGGCCTCGGCGGACATGCCGAAGGACCCGGTCTACACCTACAGTCAGGCCAACGTGGTCGACGGGAAGTTCACCTACATCGGTAGCGGCGGCAAGGCGCGTCACACAGTGGCGCTGGTGTCGTGGTCTGATCCCGACGACTTCGGCCGGCAGAAGGTCGAGCCGGTCCAGCTGCGGGAAGGCATTGCGCGCTATGGCGTAAACCAGATCGAGGTGACGGCTTTCGGCTGCCACTCCAAGTCGCAGGCCCAGCGCGTGGGGCTGCACATCCTCTACAGCGAGAATCTGGAAACGGAGACCGTCAGCTTCGCCGTGGGCCTTGATGCCCTGAACTGCATGCCGGGGGATGTGATCCAGGTGGCCAACGCCAAGCGCGCGGGCCGGCGCAATTCCGGCCGTATCAGTGCGGCTGCGGCGAGCAGCCTGACCCTGGACGTAGTTCTGCCCTCCATGCAGGTCGGGGACCTCCTGCGCGCCACGCTGCCGAGCGGCAAAACCGAGGGCCGTTCCATCAACGGGGTCAACCCGGAGACGCGTGTGGTGACCGTCTCAGCGCCTTGGAGCGCGGTGCCGGTGGCGGAGTCGATCTGGGCGACCGAATCGACGGACCTGGTGATGGAGCAGTTTCGAGTCATCAGCGTCACGGAGGAGGATGGGTTTACCTACCGCATCACGGGGCTGACCCATCGCCCGGACAAGTTCGGCGCGATCGATGACGGCACCCGGCTGGAGCCGCCGCCGGTCAGCATCGTGCCGCCCAGCGTGCAGCCGCCGCCGGTTAACGTGCGCATGTCGTCCCATGTGGTGATCGACCAGGGCATCGCCACGCCAGTGCTGACCATCGAATGGGATGCGGCCGACAAGGCAATCGCCTACGACGTGGAATGGCGCCGGGACGACCTGAACTGGGTGCGTTCGGGCAGGGTTGGGACCACCAGCTGCGAGGTGCGCGGCATCTACGCTGGCAAGTACTTGGCCAGGGTGCGCGCGGTCAATGCGCTTAACGCGGTTTCACAGCCGACGCTGAGCATGCTCACGGATATCACGGGCAAGACCGAGCCGCCGCCGTCACTGACCTCGCTGACCGCCACGCCTGTGGTCTTCGGGATCCGTTTGGCTTGGGCGTTCCCGCCGAACGCGACTGATACCGAGCGCACGGAGATTTGGCGCAGTACCGGCCCCAACTTGGAGAACGCGACGAAATTCGCTGACTTCGCCTACCCGCAAAACCGCTACCAGCTTGATGGTCTAGCCGCAGGCGCGAAGTTCTACTTCTGGGGGCGCTTGGTGGACAAGAGCGGCAACATTGGGCCCTGGTATCCGGCCGGTGCAGGGGTGATGGGCGAGGCGAGCACCGATGTCGCTGAGTACGAGGAGTACTTCCGGGGCAAGATCGTGGAGAGCTCGCTGGGCCAAGATCTGCTTGCCAAGATCGAAAGCACAAGCGCGCTGGTGCCGCTGATCTGGGCAGAAGATGCCACATACGAGCCAGGGCAGACCGTCGTCTACAACGGCAAGATCTGGCTGTGGCAGGGCCCTGAGGATGGAAACGAGCAGCCGCCTGGCACGAAGTGGCAGAACGTAGGCGACGCCCTCTCCGAGGCCGGCGCGTTGGTCGGGCGAATGGATCGCGTCGAGATGGATATCGGCGAGCTTGATGGAAAAGTGATTGCCCAAGGGCAGAAGATCGATGGAGTCTTTGCGCAGGTGGATGCGCGAGGTGCAGGCGACGTCGACGGCGGTGCAGGTGACACGAGCGCCTATGCCGGGTCCTACAGTATCCAGGCGGTGGCGGCGATGGATGACTATGCCCAGTCCAAGCGCACTGACACGGTGGAGGCAAAGGTCGGCGAAACGCAGGCGATGGTGCAGCAGACCTCGCAGGCATTGGTCGACATCAACGGCAAGATCAGCGCGTCGTGGAACCTGAAGCTGCAGATTGCGGCCAATGGGCAGTACTACGCCGCCGGCATGGGCATAGGCATCGAGAACCAGCCTGACGGCAGCTATCAGAGCCAGGTTCTCTTTACCGCGGATCGCTTTGCGTTCGTGAACCTGGTCAATGGGCAGCTGACGACACCCTTCGTCATCCAGGGCGGCCAGACCTTCATCAACCAGGCGCTGATCGGCACCGCGTGGATCACCAGCGCCAAGATTGCCGATGCGGCGATCACCAACGCGAAGATCAGCGGCGCGATCCAGTCCGATGACTACGTCGCTGGCCAGACCGGCTGGAGGATCGACAAGGCCGCCGGCGGCGGATTCCAGTTCAACGGAATGGTGGCCGGCGGGTATCGCCTTAACATCACCAACCAGGGCGTCTACATCTACTACCCGAACGGCAACCCGGCCGTCGAACTTGGAGTGCTGCTGTAATGGCCGATGTGGGTCTGCGGGTAAGGAGCGAGAGCGGGGATGTGGAGACCACGGTCACCACACGCCTGACCAAGATCATCGGGTCGTACACGTTCCCGCTCTATAACCCGGTCAACTCCAACAACAAGTGGATCGCGCCGCCCGAGGCAAACGGAGGGCTCCTCGTCAATGATTTCTCTGGCGGTGAGCCCTTCTACTACTTCACCTGCGAGGGCCAACGATCTGTGTACGGAATGCTGGTCCCTTCGGTGACCATCTCGGGGAACAGCATCAACTGGAACTGGGATCCTGACGTGGTGAACTACCACGTCAGGATGGAGATGTTCCCGAGCCAGCCGACCGCGAACAGTGTCGGAGGCATCACCCTTCATTACGGGATCTACAGCTGATGGCCGTCGGACTACGCGTGCGAAACCAGGGAACCGGGCAGATCCAGATTGGGGCCGGCTATCGGAACCTGCAGCTGGCCAAATCAGGGACGCTCAACACCGGAACCTTCTCCGGCGGCGGGACCGGCGGCTCGCCGCCATTTGCCTCCTGGTCGCCGAGCGGGGTCCTGGCTTCAACGAACGGGACAACGAATCTCCACGTCTGCCGTTACATCAACGACGGCGTGGCAACTACGACGGGATTCACTCTGGTTCAGAGCGGTGTGACGTGTTTCGTCTACGCTTCCAACCAAGCGCCGAACAAGACGCTTGAGTACTACACGTTCAACGCCACCGAGCGTGCGGCGAGTGGGCCGGTTGGGTTGCGCATGCGGGGGGAAGACGGCGCGGTGTTCTATGACTCACGGCGGAAGGGGCTGCGCGTGTTGCAGGTGGTTGCCCTGCCGACAGTGGCCGGCCCACCCGTAGAGATCGGCCAGTTCTTCCCAGGCACCAAGATTGGCATCGCCATCCCATCGCCGCGGTTCTACTACAACTCGCCGTCTCAGGACCGCTGCACGATGACGGCTGACTACTTCCACATGACCAGTGACAACCGGATCTTCATTTCCCGGCTGCAGACGGTCCAGCAGACCCTGATTACCAACACTTTCCCGGTGGGCGGCGTCACTATGGGGCCGCAGAACGCCACGATCTTCATCGTGGACCTGACTGAGGTGCCACTGGGGTTCGGCTGAAGCTCTTTCTGCAGACCGGTTGCCTGTGGGTTGGCTTCTTGCCTCAAGAAGGCGGACCTGCGGCCGATATCAGCCCCTGGAACTACAAACCTAGGGATCAGGACCATCTGCAGCAGATCCTCGCGGTTGTTCCTGGGCGTGTTCACCGCGCAGCTGACACGGGAGGCCTCCATCGAGGGAGGTTGACCGAGTGGCAGCATTGGCATGACCTCTGGGTTCAGGCGCTCTATAGCGGCCCATCTTGACGGATCTTGAAGCCCCGGGTAGGCACTGCCTTTGCTTGTGGAGTTGTGTGATACTCCGCGGCCATGGAGCTTGAGAACATGGTCGTGAAGGAGGGGGGACAGTTGCTGTACAGGGGGATGAGGCCCGATAGGGCAGCTGCAAATTGCCCTGCTAAGGGCGACACTGGCGCATATCTAGGCGCGAGGCGGGTAACTGATATTGAAGTCCATCCGGGCGACACCGTGAGGCCGCGCACTGGCGGTATGTCCATGGTCGTGGACGACTTGAAGAAGCTGCCATCCCATCGCCGGCCGGAATCGCTCGGCGGCGAAGCCGACGACCATTCGCTCTACGTGTATTGCATTGATGAATCAGAAGTGCCGGAATGCCTTGATATCCGTCAGGACCGTCCGCGTAACGCTCCGTTCCATAGGGTGATGGAGCCGGCACGTGAGTGTTCGTTCACGGAGTATCTTGCAAACTTGCACGCAACCCAGCCTCTTTGGAGATTGGTGGGATGATCATGACGACACTTCTTATTCGCTATGCAAGCACGCTCAACATGCGCTACGACGCGCGTGATGCGGGAAATTTTGAGCTGGAAGAGCAGTTGCTTGACCAACTGGATGCTCTTTGGTTGGAAATGTCTGAGGCCGAACGGGAAGCCTGTGATGAAGTTGCTCGTTTTACAAAGCAACGTCACCGCATGAAGAATAATTTTGTCTCGACGCATTTGCAGTATAGACACTTCAGTGGCAATGAGGTTTTGCATGGAAACGGGTCCGCCGTTTGGGTTTCGGTGGGATTTGTAAATGCTGGGGTGGCGAATGCTGATGCACCTGAGTCAAGAGTTGCTGTTGGTGCTCTAATGAGTAGCACTAGTAATTCGTTAGATTACTTTGAACCTCATTTGGCGTATGGATAATGGAAGCATCTTTGAGGCTACATAAGGGAAGATACGCGCACTCTGTTTTCTGCGATGAGATTCGTCGGGAGATGAATGGGAAGGCGATTTTTCTCGGGGTGTATGACTCGGATTTGTATGTCCCGAGTCTTCCATTTACTTTGCCTACTTTCAGTGTGTTGGTTACGATTTCGTCCCCTGTTGACATGCCTCTAAGGCGGATGATTATCCGATTGTATTATGGTGATAGTCTTCTGTCGGAGGCTCCGGTCCCAGAGGCAGAGCTTGATTCGCTCTTTGGCGGGAATTCGGAAGAGCAGATCGAAGATACGGAAGTTCTCAGTGTATTGAAGGTGTTTCGCTGGGCTTTTGTGATAAACATAAGCCCATTTACTATCGAGGAGGAGGGGAATCTGAGGGTTCGTGTTGAGACGGATTCTGAGATTCTTCCCGGAGGGGCTCTTTTTATTAAGGTTGCGCCTGCGGCGTCTGTTCATACTCCTTGAAATGGTCGGGCTCAATTTTGATCCCGCCGGCCTCGCCGCGCTATACCGGATCTTTGACGACAAGCGGCACCCGTTCGCTGGCCGCATAGGCGAAACCTGAGCGAGCGTCGCGCGGTTCCCTGATGGCGCCGGCGGGGTGGGGCGGCGATGCTGGTCTAGCCGGATCCGGGGCCGCAGGCAGCTCAACCCGGAGGCGCCTGAGCAGCGCCGTGCCGGCACCAGCCGAGTGACGATCAAGCGCGAGCGTCGCCGATTTGCTCGGTCAGAACCGTCAGTGATTGCTCGAAGGCCGCGGCGAAGAGATCGCTGCTGTCGAGCCTGTGTTTGGCCGCAATGTTTGGCAGAAGCTGATGCCACGCGTTGGAGACGTCGTTTGGTGCCGGGTGGGTCAGTACGCAGATTCGCAATGCGTACTCCATCGCCTTGAGGTAGCCGCGATGCATCTCGAGCCCGGCCTCGCAGGTCTGGAGGCGATCAAGTATTTCCGTGATTTCGGTCGTCATGGCGGTCTCGACAGGCGGGAAGGGAGAGGCGATAGTCTGCGGACCTCTAGACGAGTCCGCTATGAGCATCCTCAACGTTCTGCTCACTCGCGACCACCTGGTGGTTGCGGTAGACACTCTGGCAGAGGATGCCCGAACAGGGGTGCATTCCGCCGGAGCGAAGCTGTTGTTGATCCCTCAGCACAACCTGGTGCTGGCCACGCGCGGCTCCGCCCAGTTCTTCCTCCGCATCTACGAGTTGGCCCTGCAGGCCAGCTTCCGCGCGGACTTCACGATGGAGCAACTCTCCAGCGAGCTGGGTCTAGTGATTGACCAGCTGTGGCCGAACTACGAGAACGCTGTAGCCGAGGCGGGTCTTCCGCGCGAGCAGCTAGGGACCGAGTTGGTACTTGGGGGCTGGTCGCCCAAGAACGGCCGGATGATGGCCACGGCGTATGCCAAGAGCGACAGTCAGCGCTTAACCGTGGTCCAGCCGATCGTGGGGCAGCTGGCATCGCCTGGCGAGCCGCTGCGAGCCGCGACTCCGAGCATGGTGCAGGCGGATCTGATCGCCCATGCGCGGTTGCAGGCCGGCTACCTCAATGAGCAGGTGGGACGGCAAGTGGCTGGAGGGCGGTTGCTGGTGGGGTTCCTGCAGAAGAGCCAAGCCGTCGTGAAGGACCTTGGGGCGATATGAGCCAGCGTCCCCGCTCGCGCGGGGACAATAAAACTAAGTACTAGGTGGCCTACTACTGGCAAACGTACTCCGTAGAGCTTTCGAAGAACCTGTCGTAGTAGTCGTTTGGATTATCGCCAGAGCCGAAGTACACAAGCTCTGCGCGGTAGTAGTTGGTGACCCCGTAAAGTCCCGGTGTGCTACACGTCGCCGGTATCGGACCCTGGTACTTCTGACCTGCGAAAACGTGGTGATACTCCTCGCAGGAATAGCCGCCGCCAACGGCGTGAGGATCTGGCCTACAGGTGCCGCCACCGTACTTCATGTTGTCAAAACCGGTGGATGCGTCGGTCGGGCATGAGCCCAGCCCTTCCGGACCCCAGTCGCCGTACGTGTAGACGCCGTTGGGCCCGTCCACGCCGCCCTGGCAGAAGTTCGTATAGGCCACCGGATAAGGCTGGATGGTTTCCGAGTCCACCCATAGCAGGCGGCCCGTTGGCACCCACTGACCGGCGAACGCGCTCTGAGTGAAGCCGACCGATAGCAAAGCAAGTGACATGCCCAACATCAGGCGGCGAGGGGTCGAGCGGGCAGTCCTGCAATCGTTTTGCATTGAGTTCACTTCCATCTCTCCGTGAGTAGGGTAGTGCTGCACTGCCCGCGCACGGTCGCAACACCCCGGCATAGGTGCAATCGGAAGACCGCCCAGAATGGTGTAGGTAAAACCCCAAGGCGGCGAGCTATGTGACCCGTGTCGAAGTGTGAGCGATTCAGACAGGTGGCCGGCGCGTTCGCAGGATCTGCGACGCCCGGTCGTATCCTCCCCGGCATGCTCCCCTCGCACGGCTACCAAGGCTTCCGCTCAGCACCGCCACCCTCTGGCTGGGTCCAGATGGGGGAGGGCTGGGTGCTGTGGTGGAATGGCCGGCAGATCGCCCATGTCACGTCGGCAAAGGATGGCGGGGTTCGGGTGCACCTTGATGCCCGAAAGATGTGGGACACCAAGAACGTAAGGGCGGCCAGCATCCAGCAGGGCAAGCGTTACGCCGAGCGGTGGTGCGCGGCCAGGCTCTACCCCGAGCTGAGGCTGCGGGAAGCGGTAGCTCGGCTGTTGGACAGCACGCCCACCGAACTGCCTCCGCCGATGCCAGGATTGCCGCCCACCCCTGAGCAGCTCCAGCAAGCGCGGCGCTTGGCCGAGGCGGGGACGAAGGAGCTGGAGCGGGTAAAGGAAGCGCTGGAGCCGCGCAAGCCGCTGCCGGTGACCAAGCCCAGAGCAAATCTCCCGGTCTGGATGTCATGCCAGGAAAGGTGGTCCCGCCGCGCTAGGCCGAGTTCAAAATTTGACTAGGCCGTGGCCTTGCGGAGATCATCACCCGTTGTTAAGGGGGTGATATGGAAGTCTCAAACATCTTGGAAGCTCTTAAGGAGCGTGCCTTGTGGACCGAAGCGCGGAAAATCATTGTGCGCGCCGGGCTTCGGGCAGGTAAGGGTTGGCCAAAGACCCTTTCCCGTTATGCCGGTGCTGATATTATGCAGGAAACAGCCGACGCCTTGGCCTCTGGGTTGGCGGAGCATGTGCTGGTTGGTGAGAAGGCGCTACGCCTTTACCGACTTTCTGAAGAGGAAATTATTGAGCTCAGGCAGTTCGCAGTAGCGCAGGTTGTGCCGAATACCCCGTACTCGGAAGCATTTCCGTGCAAAGTTAAAGATTCGAGTGGCCTCGGTCAGAATGATTCGGTTCTCTGTGCCTCTTACAATGATGGCGATGGAACCTTTCTCGTATATTCAGGCGTCCGGCGATTTGAGGTAAAGGAAAAGCTTGATCTCACAAAGCTCGACAAGAGTATAGTTGATGCGCTTGGCGCTTTCTCAACACTCTATGGAACCAAAATCGTGGAACGTCAGCTGTTCGATGTTCTTTGGATTCCGCTCGGTGGGAACATTGTTTTTTCCATTGTGGATAGTCCGAAGGGGATGCCACCTGAATTCTTGGCTGTTGCTCACTCGAAAGTGAGAAAGGTTATAATGGATGGGGTTGGTTATTACCCCGATCCGGTTGATATGTTTGACGCAATCCAGGGCGTCTATAAGTCAGACTGGGGTACTGTTGTTGAGTTGGGTTTCCTCACCGACACCGGTTCCGTGAAGCATGAGCATATGAAAGCTGAGTGCTTGAGGCAGGAGCCATTCCACATGGGGGGGAAGGATGCAGTCGACGGTGTCATTCATCCTTTCAGTGTTACCATCCGGTGGCTTGAGAAAGAGGGTGAACTGGACTGGGAGCCTGAATTGATGTTGCATTCTTCTGCGCTTGTAGCTCAATCACCTGCACCTTCTCTATACGACGCATTCTTCAGGTCGGCAATAGTTGTCCGCGACCTGAAACGATTTCGCCGGAAGATCTCTCAAATCTTAGAAGACCAGACTGCTTAGCATGGCCCGCTTGCAGCAAATACGGCGACACCTCCTTAAGAGTCTAAGTGGCTCTCAGGTGGCGCTTGTTTGCGTGCGTCTCATTGATTATGCGGATCGGCAAAAAGCCGATAATCTGAAAATGCTCACGTACAAATCGCTTGCAAGGGCTGCTGAATTGGATCCTTCTGATCCATTGTTCGTTATGGCACTTCATCGCCTTGCTGGTGGAGATAGAGATGCTATTTTTGTAAAGCATTATCTGCTTAAGGATTATGACGGTGAGGCGCGCACTGTCGATGATGAGACTGTTCGGGATGCTTATGTCTCAAGGGAGCTTGTGCTATCCGACGGCTCCGTCGTACATGACGTTGATGAATATTTGATCCCATATTTTTCTGCCTCTCAACTGCTTCTCAAGGCCAAGGCTCCTGAAAAATGGAGATGACGGAGGCAGATATTCGGCGCCTCCATGATGCCCATCCCCAGGTTCTAATTATGTTGGATTGGGATAGGCTGAGGTTTTTAGGCAATCATACGTACGGTGATTTCGCCAATTTGGTTGAGCGTGCTATCAGCTGGTCGGTTGGGCAGCTTTCTGAAAACCCGAAGGAGCTCGCCGAACTCGATGAGAATGCGTTGACTTATCAGTTTGTCAGGTCATTGCGTGATATGGCGTTCGAAGCGGCCCTAGACTCTACGGTTGGTGGTCACTGTGATCTGGTTGTGCGCTACGGTGATCGATATATGTGGCTCGGCGAAGCGAAGATCTATACTGGATACAAATGGCTTGCCAAGGGATATTTGCAGCTAACAACGCGGTATTCGACTGGGGAGGAAGGCGCAGACAGAGGCGGTTTGCTGATCTACTTTAAGAAGGGTGATGCACCTAAGATAATGGCTGAGTGGTCGAGGCAACTCAGTGTGCGGAAGTCCAAAAGGAATGCAGCCTCCATTGCAGTAGCGGCCAGTGCTCCACCGGCTTCGTCAATTACCTCAACCCAGCAGCATTACCGGAGTGGTAGGGAATATCGTGTAAAACACTTCGCGGTTTCCATTGTGTGGGATCCTGAGGTGTGAATGCCTGTCCGCGCTAAAGGCCTTCGGCGCTGCAGTGCTTTGCCCAAGCATCCATGAGTAATCTTCGCTTTTGAATCATCGTTCCACGCTTGTAAGCTGCCTTGGCCTTATCGCGAATTTGATGGGCCAGTGCAGCCTCTGAAAGATCGTCAGCGAATTCCGTGACCTCGCTGGCCCAATCCTTGAAAGTCGACCTGAATCCGTGAACCGTGATGTGGCCAAAGCCCATTCGCTTCAGCAGCGCCAACATGGCATTCTCGCTCAGGTTTTCGTTGCTGAGGTCATTGGGGAACAGTAGCCGCCGGCCCATACGTGGCTGGGCCAGCGCCTTGGCCGCCGCCGACAGAGGGATGGTGTGCTCTACCTTCCCCTTCATTCGGTCCCAAGGAATGGTCCACGTTCCGGCAGCAAGATCGATCTCCCTTGAGGCAGCGCCGAGCGTCATCCCGGTCCGCGCGGCCGTGAGAATCGTGAATTCTAGGGCGCGGGCGGCTTCGCCGTGCCTGGATCGCAATTCGGCCATGAACGCTGGCAGTTCCGCGTAAGGAAGGGCGGCAAAGTTCTCTACCTTTGTCACAGCTGTAGGCTTCGGGAGGATCACTGCCAGGTGACCACGCCATCTCGCCGGGTTTTCCCCAATTCTCTTCTTTTGCACGGTCACCGAGTCAAGCACGGCTTCAACGCGCTGCCGCACGCGGCTGGCAGTCTCTGTCTTAGAGGTCCAGATCGGGCGCAGCACGGCCAGGACGTGATCGGTTTCAACGCGATCCACCCGTAGGTCTCCCAGCACTGGCTTGGCGTAAGTCTCCAGGGTGCTCGTCCACTGGGCGGCATGCTTCGGGTTGGTCCACCCAGCCTGACGCTCAGCGATGTAAGCCACGGCAGCCTCCCAGAACGTCGGGATGGAGGAGGTCGCCACCGCGGCTGCGCGCCGCCCGGCGAGGGGATCTTGCCCGGCTTGAACCATCTTTCTCGCGGCGTCAGCCGCCGCCCGCGCATCGGCTAAACCGATCACATGCAGTGGGCCAAGTCCCATCTCTGGGCGCCTTCCCTCAAAGCGATAGCGGAATACCCAGCTCTTGGCGCCCGAGGCGGTGACCTGCAGGTACAGGCCGCCGCCGTCGGCGTGATAGCCCGGATCGGTAACCGTGGCTACCCGTCTCGCCGTCAGGCGATTGATCTTCAATCCCATTTCCTACCCATCCATGTACCCACCCGGCAGAAGCGACTTCACGCGAAAGCCTGCGAACGAACCCGGATGGTGAAACCTAGCTGGCGCAAGGGCTGAGACTGGTTTCACGAAGGTGCACGGAAGCTAGGGAACGCCCTAAATTCAGACACTCTCTCCGCCAGAATGCAAAAACGCCCCGAAAGGGGCGTTTGCATTTGTGCAGTAACGACACAATGTCGTCAGAACGCAGGCTCGATCACCGGAGAAGAATCAACCGTCGGATAGGAAAGCCGATACTTCCGCGTGGTGTCCACATCCACCAGGATCTCGATGGAGCGTCGCCTGGCGATCGCAGCCTTGGTCACGCCCAGCGCGCACAGGCCGGAGGCCTCAAGCACCGTTGCGGTCATCAGATGCCGACCTGGCTTCAAGGCAAACGTCACCGTTTCAGCAGTGTTGAGGTGGGCGGCCATCTTTTCGTCAACCATGACGCCCACGGCGCACATTCCGTTGATCGCACCTATATCGCGTGTCACGACGACATTGCCGGTTGAAGGCCCCTGAACGGCAAGGGGGAATACCCGCTCAGCGGGCACTGGCCTTACGTCAGCGACCTCGGGCTGCCGGGTAGGCAAGGCGCAGCTCGTGGCCAGCAGTGGAACGGCGCACATCGCGGTACGAATCATGATCTTGGCGGTTCTGCGATACATGCTTCGCTGCCTGTAGAAAAGACCTGTCCCAGGGCGAAAGCTCGCTCTGTTGGCGCGACTTTACAGGAAGCCGAGGTACCCTCGTCCATGGCTCTACAGGAACGTCGGTTTTCGCCAGCAGGTCGCCATAAGTACCTCTGAGTTTGACTGTCAGATGGGCGTTTCGCTGATGAATTCTGCAGGTGGACTACCGATCCACACCGCCTCTGATTGACTGCATTCAGCCCATGCGCATCGCTGCTTGCGTCTGCTCCTGGGCGTGGTCGTGCTGCGCGACCTGCTGCGCCTTCGAAACTTGCTCGACCTTGGCAAGCGAATGCTCCACGGGCGTGTTGATTGCCTCGCTGACCGCCACCGATGCGCGCAGGTGTGCCGGGTTGTTGAGCTCGCCCTGCACGACGAACATGCGCGGGCCAGACTCGTTGCTGAGCGGGTTGCCCAGTACCACATGATCCACGCGCTCCAGGCCGTTGCTCTTGGCCGTTGCCAGCAAGCTGGCTGTTACCCGCTCGCTGGTTTCATCGAAGCTGCGCCCGTGCTTGGCATCTACGGCGGATACTCCGTCGCGAATCTGCCGGTAGAGCGAATGGTCAGGATGGCCTTCCTTCCTGGGATCCAAGCCTGCCTTGTCCAAGGTGGATTCGATGCTTTGCTGCAACGGGCTCTTGGGAGAGAAGCCGGGATTGCTGAGAGAGGGAGAGCCCTTGTCAGTTGCGTCCTGGGCCATTCGCTCACCGGGTTTGAGCGCAATGCGGGGCTGCTGCTCCGCTTCGGCCTCGCGGCGAGCGTATGCGCCTGCATCCTCGGTGCCACGCAGGTAATTGATCCCGTCGCGCAGGAGGCCAGGTCCACCGCCTGCAAGCACCGTGACTCCCGCGCGCAGTTGATGGATGTCACTGCGGTAGTCGGCAATCCGGCGCAGGTCTTCAGGGTCTGTAACCCGGGCACTGGGGTCATCCAACACGGACTGCACTGGCCCCTTATCGGTCATGCGATCAAGGAAATGGACCATTCGATGGGAGTCACCCAGCTGGACCGCCACGGCAGCGGAGATGGCGTGGCCGCTTCTCAATCCTGGTGCTACAAGGGACGCGACGCGTTGGCCCTGCTCGGCGTTGCGAAGAACCTCGAGTTCCTTCGGGAGCGCGTACATCTCAACCTTGCCGTAGTGCGGGCCGCCAGCGCTGACCAGGTCGCCTGCCATCACATGGTTGGTGAAGGGCGCCGCATTGGCGGGTTGGCCTTCGGGCAGGCGGTACGCCAACCCGGCAGCACCGTAAGGATTGAAGGCATCGCCTGGGAGGTTGTAGTGATGCGCAGTGATCTGTGCGAGTGCACCGTCCAGGGAGTGGCCGGTGGCGTACACGGGCCCAATCCCCCTTTCAGCGGTAAACTTGATAGCTTGCCGGGTCAGTGCCAGGGCGTCGTCGAGTTGTGCGTTGATTCTCGCGGTAACCATCGCAGTGTCAATGCCGCCATCAAGCAGTGCCTGACGATCGAACTCGGTGCCGCGATGGGCAATGATGACTTCGTCAGTTTCAACTTTGCGATAGACAATACCTTGGTAGCCAGTGCTGGAATCCCGTCTAGCCAATATCTCGTACTCGATTCCTGCAATGGTGACGGACGTAGCATCCGGAGATAGCTCATTGTAGGCATGGTCCGAGAGCGTGGCGCTGGTAATAGGGTTCATGGAGCGTCTCCTTGAATCCGTGCGGAGATCTCAATTGGGAAGTACTTCGGGTGATCAGCAAGTGGGCGCTTATCGAACATAGTCTTGGACAATGTCCACGCGCGTTCAGGTGTCTGCCCTGGGATCAGGGGTTTTAGTGCCTTCTCTACGTATGTAGTAGAGCCTCCCTCCTCTTCAATTCTCCGGAAAGAGGCGCCGACTGTCGCGTAGATTGAGCGCCCATCAATGATCATTGGGAATGCAGCTTGCAGGGTGTTTGGCGTCCATCTGCATGGGCCACGCCCGTAATAGTCAGCGACCGCCATCCCATCTTTGAACGCTGTGGTGGTGAAATCGGTTTGGCTGACGCGCTGTACCTGTAGTTGAACAGAGTGCCATTTAGGTTCGTAATGCACGCCCTCGTAGTTGTTGATCGGGGGGAGGCAAAGCGGGTCTATCTCGTACAAGACGGTTACTTTGGGAGTTGGGACGTCCACAGGTGCGTCATGGACCCGGATCACAATCGGCAGCGCATCCTTGGGTGCGGGATTCTCGCGGTAGACCGGGTATGAGCGTTCCTTGTTGCAGCCTGGAACGGCCAGGGTGATCAACGCGATCAATGCCACGTGTGGAAGGGCTCTAAGAAATTTCAGCATGAGCGGTCCATGTCGCTGATTGAAGTACTACGGGGGTAGGCTTGTACAGGGCGACTACGGAGCATGGTTCTCAATGCGCGAAACCGCCGACAGGGCTGGCCCGATCGCCTGTGGGCCCGACACGGGGTTCGGTTGTCGGACACGGCGCCTTGGGCCAAACTTAGGGGCAAACGCGACAGCCTTGGCCCTGCTGGCTGTCCATTTCCACGGCCTTCATCCATGCGACCCAGTGATTCGGGGCTTTGCGGGATTGCGTTCACCGGCGCTCCATTGCTCTGCGTCATCTGACTATACGACCCGCATCGGTCGGGCTCCAAGGTCTCGACCCTTCATGCCAAGGTATGAGCGCTGGATCACACATTCAGAATGCCTCATCCCATGGCTGTTTTCCGATGGCGGCGCAGATGATTGAGGCGTGAGAGCCTGTGGGGCCGTTCGGATGTCTACGACAATGCGTACCTGCAGACGTTGGCCCACTCCGTCAGCATGCGGCGCCTCTTCACCAACACTGCGCCTCGATTGAAGGCGGCTTGGCCTTGTCGTAGATCTGGCGCGCTTGACGGTCTCGGACAGGACGTCCGGGGGGCAAGGTAGAACCCACCTGTCGCAGCGACCTACGAGCGGTCGCTGACGATCCAAGAGCGTTGGGTCAGGCGGGTTGAACCTTCCGCCCCTTGAGGAGCCGCGCCGTAGCCAGGCCTCGCGCGACCAGTCCTGAGGCAATGGCCAGCCATAGCATCAGAAGCGAATTGCCAGTATCTCCAGCGGCCACCGCCACGGACGGATCATGGAGGTAGTAGCGGATATCAATCTCCTCGGCTTCGTCGGATGCACGCATCTGATTGCCGAGACTGTTGGATACCGCAATCTTCTCCACCCGCTCCTGGCCGTCTTCAGTTTCGAACTCGACATTCAGGACGAAATTGTTCTCTCGATCCTTTCGCTCGTCCCAGGTGACTTCAGTCACCTGGCCCACGGCATCCCGCCCGTCGAGTCCGTCGGTGAGGGCATGGCGATGATGGTCTTTGTAGGCCACCACAGAGAGTGCGATAGCCACACCAGCGGCGAGAATGTTGCGCCAAGAAGTGAAATTCAC